TTTGTGACCAAACAAAACTTAATGGGTGGCATAGAGTTTCAAGAGCGTTATGACACGCCCTACTACTGTAGCCCAAGCTCAGAAACTTACTGGAGAATGTAATACGCAAGTATTACAAACTTTTGGTTGACCCATATTTACCATTTTAGATTAATACTCGATAATACACATGTCCAAACAAATTTTTATCATCTACGACAAGAAAACATACGAGGTCTTGAAAACCAAGACCAACTCTGGCGTCAGTGTGCAATACTACGGTATGGGTGCTGCTCGGGGAGCGTTGACTCGCTTATGTAAGAAGAGCGGTATATTTCCTAATGATCCTTCATACCCTCTGTACCAATACACTATTGCAGATCGTGACTACTATACAAAGATGACTGGAAAGACTATATGAGCACTTTAACCGAATATTTTGATAAGAAGGCTATCACCGAGAAGTACTCTATCGGGGATCGTGTTGCTGGAAAATTTGGTAAGATCCCTTTCATGGGAACCGTTGGTAACTGTAGTAGCATGAATGCCGAGGGTGTGTCGGTTGCTATTGTGCATCTTGATTTGCCAATGGTTATCAATGACACGACTAGTCATTTCATTAGCGTGTTGAGCAGGACCTTGCGCCCTTTGAAAGAATTGAAATTATGAATCGCAAATTTACAGCCGAGTTTGAAGATTATGAATGTGACAATGATCGCCGCTCATACTGGACGGTCATAGAATGGGATGAGGGAGATAATATGGGTAATCGTTCAGGGCGGCAATTTCAACCCGCAACTATATACACTGAAGAAAGTGCCAGGCAAGTTGCAGATAGTATGCAGGCTGCGTGGGAGCGCGAGCAGTACCTAAATCAAGAAAGTGCGTTTGACTACCGTGGCTAATATTCACTTCCTACGCAAAATCGCCGCAGATGAGTTGATGGACACTATGTTCTTTGCAACTGGCCAGCGGGCGACTAAAGTTAAGTCTCGCTCGCATTGGGACTTGAGCAACGAGTACTTCAAAGTTAAGATCGTTACCAATAGAAACATCACGGTCAATGGTGCTAAGTGTAAAACCATCCACGATGCGAAGTGGGAATTACAGGATTTGATATCATAACATGGCAATGAAATTTAGAAATTGGGTTCAAGAAAAGTACTACGAGAACCAAGAGGAACTATTAGGGTGGTCTGAGATTATCCCATCTGACCATACACTGTCAAAGTACTTTAACGCATATCGCTGGTGGTTAAAACGCGAATACCGCTTTTACCTAAATGGTAAATTGAACAAAGACTGATATATGGCTATACTAAACATACTTGATGAACTAGCATCTGACGCGAGTCGTAACTTTAAGATCGCTACTCTTGAGAAGTATAAGAACAACGACACACTTCAAACGGTTATCTTTCTTGCTCTAGATCCGTTCACACAGTTCTATATTCGCAAGATCCCAAAGTACATACGAGGTATCCATACTATCACTTTCGTAAACGCATGTAAACAGTTGAAGAAATTGTCCTCTCGTGAGTACACGGGTAATGCTGCAATTGACATGTTAGCATCGATGTTGGAAAGTCTACCCCAAGATGATGCAAGGGTAATTGAGAGGATTATCCAGAAAGACCTAAAGTGTGGAGTTGCTGCTTCTACGGTCAATAAGGTATGGCCTGGTATGATTCACGAGTATCCATGTATGCTCTGTACCGCATACGATGAAAAGGTTATAAGTAAGTTTGAGTTTCCTGCGATGGTGCAACTTAAGATGGATGGTATGCGCTTTAATGCTATTGTTAAAGATGGTGCTGTAGAGTTCCGCAGTCGCAACGGCAAAGAGATTAACCTATTGGGTAACTTATCCCAAGAGTTTATTACACTTTCCGAGGGAAATGACTTAGTCTTTGATGGTGAGTTGGTATTGTTGTCTGAGGATGGTTCATACATGGATCGTCAGACGGGTAATGGTATTCTTAACAAGGCAGTCAAAGGAACAATATCAGCAGATGAAGCGATGCTAGTTTCTGCAACACTTTGGGATGTTATACCATATGAAGAATTTAAAAATGGCGTTTGTACATTTCCGTACGAAGATAGGTTTGCTCGTATTAAGATCTCTCGTTTTTCGGCTGGAAAGTTGCGCATCGTCACTAACACATATGTCGAATCGCTTGATCAAGCACGAAGCATCTTTAACGCTTACCTTGCTGAAGGTGAAGAGGGAATTATCCTCAAATCAATGACTGGTATCTGGGAAGATAAGCGTACCAAGTCTCAGATTAAATTTAAAGCGGAGTTAGATTGTGATCTTAAAATCGTTGATGTGCAAGAAGGTACTGGCAAGTACTCAGGAATGCTTGGAGCAGTTATCGCTGAATCTGCAGACGGACTCCTTAAAGTCTCTATCGGTTCTGGTTTTTCTGACGCTATGCGAACTGAGTTTTGGTCTGATCGCGATTTTTTACTTGCTAAAATTGTCGCAGTGAAGTATAATGCTAGAATAAGTAATAAACAAGGCGAGGAGTCGTTGTTCTTACCTATCTTCCTAGAGATTCGTGAGGACAAGACTTCTGCAGACATGACAAAGGATATTAAATGATAGATGCATTTGAACTAGATAACGAACTAACACAAACACAGAAACAAGACTTGCGTATAGTATTGTCACTAAACACACCAGAAGAAATTCAAGACTGGATTGATCATGTCGGTTGGGGTGACTTTGAATATGGTATGTCTCTTATTGAAGTTGCTGCGCTAAAGCAGTTAGAGAAAGATACTGCCCATGATGATTGTATCGACGCAAAGATTGCATTGTCGAGATGCTTGGATATATAAAAGTATACGACAACGTATTAGATAATATAGATTGTAACAAGTTGATAAAGGGTTACGAGGAAAATCTGCATAAGGCAAGGATGATCGACTCTCCTGGAGACAAATACTATTTCATGAAGTGTTCAGATAATCTAAGATGGGATTCGTACTCAAATAAGGTTGTTGAACTTATGCAGTTGTTGTATAAACAATATCGGCAAGACACTGGTATGAAGATCAACCGTCAGGTTCCAGACAAATATGTATTGGAAGATCCTTACATGGAAAAATATAACCCCGACCACGATTTTCGTAAACGAATACACTCCGACTCCCAAGACTCATTCACATCTCATCGATTCTTGTCCATGACAATATACTTGAATTCAGTTAGTCCGGGTGGTGAAACAGACTTCACACCAAATATAAAATTTAAGATGAACCCTCAACAAGGGTCGGTTATAATATTCCCTTCTTATTGGGGATACTACCATAAAGAAAATCATTGCTCTGGCCAAACACCTAAGTACACGATCAACACACATTTAAAATATTTGTAGGAAATTCATATGTCATCTGACGCAGCACCAATTCCAGACTTACCTAGTCCATACGAGTTTAAGAAGATCCGAGTTAACAAGATGCTCAACGCATTATACAATGGAGACGAGGTTATCATAGAACGCTGGTGGAAATCGCCTAATGTGTATATGAGTATGGAAATCCCAAGAGTGTTATTTGAAACTAACCAAGACAAGGTCGTCGAAGTAGCACATGCAGAAGTTAGAAGACGGCTGGCTAAACAATGAACGCATTAGCACAATGGATATTGATTTTTAATATCAATGTCGCGGAAGTACCATCCGCAGCATACCTAAACTCTCCAGTCGTTATGGACAGTTTTCCTTCTCAGGAGCGATGCGAAACTGCACTACAACAACTCTCTCGAACCTTTGAAGGTACTTCGAGCAAGGGGTATTGTGTAGGCGAATCCCGATAACCCCTATATAATTATTTACCTAAACATTAACGGAGATTATACCATGTTTACATTTATTAAAAACCTATTTAAGAGCAAACCCCTAGAAGAAGTTCTAGATTCTGAACCTGTGCGCATTACCCCTACACTGGAACTAGTTGCACCAGTTGTTGAAGAAGATACTCCTGCTGCATTAATCCCTCAACCGGCATGGCCATTTCCCACTGAGGAAAAACCTGTTGCCACGCAAGAAGTGAAGAAAACACTTCCGAAGAAAAATAATAACTATAAGAAGAAGAACTCCGCTGTAAAGAAACCAACACCTGTCCAGAAACCTACTAATATACCAGCACCAACTGATCCACTTGCTCCTAATGCTCCACAGAAACGCGCTAAGAAGCAAGCAGTTCGTCCAAAGAAAAAGTAATTTTTGTAATTTAGATTGAGAGAAACTATAATATGTTTATGTTTGATATTGAAACCCTCGGAGTAGAATCTACTACGGTAATTCTGTCTGCGGGTATCATTTACTTTGACCCAGAAAAAGATGCCGACATCAGTTATAAAGAACTAGTTGAACGCGGGCTGTTCGTTAAACTGGATGCTAAAGACCAACTAAAGCGCCTGGATCGCACCATCACTAAATCCACCTTGGATTGGTGGGCAAAGCAGGGCGAGTACCAACGCAGTCAGAGTTTCGACACTAAACCAGACGATATCAAGGTAGAAGAAGGCATTGCTGCGATCAAGAAGTACATTAACAAGTATGCTCAAGGTAAGTTGAACAACGAGACCATGTGGGCGAGAGGGTCTTTGGACCAGATGGCGATCGACAGCCTAACAAATAAGTGCGGCGTGGAACCGATTATCAACTTTGCTCGCTGGCGTGATATGCGCACTGCAATTGATATGCTCACGGGTAGTACTAATGGTTACTGTAAAGTTGCCAATTTAGACATGAACTCAGTACTAAAGCACCATCCTGTAGACGATTGCGCCCTTGACATCCTAATGTTGTTGCGTGGTATGCCAGAACCGGAGCAATAAAACCGATTGTAAGGAGATTACCCAGCCTGGGTGATACTAACATGTCCCTAAGAGGTTTAAACTCCTTAAATCGCTCCTGTTGTATTTAAACAACGATTAATAACCCTACCATTGCGTAGGGTATTTTTTTGTGTTATACTGAACTCTGTTTAGTTAATAAGGAGTTTTTCAAATGTCTTCCCCTTTCATAGTCCGTATTACTGATGAATTTTTATCTGTATTTACAGTAGAAGCCCAAACAAAAAAAGAAGCTATTAAAATAGTTACTATGTGGTTAAATAATTCAGATTCTACCCCAATTTACGAAATTGTAATTGAAATTAATGAAATTGTTTAAATCTATTGTATTAATTAAGGAAATTTAAAATGAATATTAATAAATTAACTAATTGGGAATTATTTAAAGTTGCTCCGCATATATTTGCTGAACGAATGGTTAAGACTCGTAGGATCTCCGCTAAGGAACTTTTAGATGCATGTTTGACTACCATGACCAGTGAGATGATCGAGGAGATGCTAGAAGACCTTGAACTAGCACCCGAATAATGTTGCATTAATACAACAAATAATACCCCTACACTTGCATGGGGTATTTTTTTGTGTTATACTAGTATCATAGTTTGAAACAAAGGTCTCCATGAAATTACTATCTACAGGCAACCCCAAAGTACTCAAGGGTACAAAGCAGGGATATAATACTTACATACTACACCTCGCTCCGGCAAATTTGTCAGGATACGAGACATGTGCCAAGAGAACCGCTGGTTGTACTGATGCTTGTCTCAATACTGCTGGGCGTGGTGGTCTGTTCAAGAAGGGGGAGGCCACTAACGTCATCCAACAAGCTCGTATCCGCAAGACCAAGATGTTCTTCGAGTCCCGTGAGGTGTTCATGCCCCAACTGGTCAAAGATATTGAGTTGGGTATCAAGCAGTCTGCTAAGGTAGATTTGACTCCGGTGTTCCGACTCAATGGAACATCAGACCTTGCCTTTGAGAAATATGAAGTGGTTCGTGCTGGAGTTACATACAAGAATGTGTTCAGTGCGTTTCCAGAGGTACAGTTCTATGACTACACCAAGATCCTCGGTCGTAAGGTGTTAAACATTCCTAACTATCACTTGACGTTCTCAGACGCAGATGGCAACGATACTGATGTACGCAAGGCTATCGGTCAGGGGTATAACATTGCTACTGTATTCGGTATCAAGAAGACTCTTGCTATGCCCGAGTCATACAATGGGTTGCCAGTATTTAACGGAGATGAGAGCGACCTACGCTTCCTCGACCCGAAAGGCGTCATAGTTGGCTTGTATGCAAAGGGCAAAGCGAAGAAAGACACCACTGGATTCGTTAAATATCCTACAATTACTCTGACCAAAGTATAATAATTGCGCCGGCGCTCCTGATGGGCTCATAACCCATCTGTTGCAAAAATACAACAACTGAGAAAATAATGCTTGCAAGTATCCATTTTTGTGGTATACTAGTATCATAGTTCAAAACAAAGAGAGGTTACCATGTATCGCATACCCCGAGTATCAACATACCAAGTTGAGTACACTGCATTAGATAGTAATAAAGTAGTACAAGAGCAGCGCACCTTCAATGAGTTCCATGCGCGTGAAGTTGGAACAGTACTTGCTAATGACGGTTTGAGCGTTCGCGCGGCAGAGATGCTAGTCCAAGGATGGAACAATGTGTCAACTAATGGGGTATATTCTGTTGCATTTTTGCAACATTGATGAAAATAATGCTTGCAAGTATCCATTTTTGTGGTATACTAGTATCATAGTTTGAAAAAAAGAGGTTCATATGATCAATGAAAAATTCGCAAATCACATCGGTTACTCTGATGTTAACCCGTTCGAGATCGTTAAGGTAGTATCAGACAAGACCATCGAGGTTCGTGAAATGGATGCTACAGAAGATAAATCTGTCAAGATGGAGTTCATTCCAGGCGGTTTCTCTGCTGTGTGTACTAACATCCGTGACCAGAAGTGGAAAATCACCTCTGATAATACTGCTCCAGTTATCCGTATCCGTCTTAATAAGAATGGTAAATGGAAATGTAAAGATGGTCGCCGCTTCTCGCTGTCAGCCACCCCTGCTAAATTTTACGACTACAACTTCTAAGGAAATATTAAAATGCCCGCTACACTAAAACAACGCACTGCCAAGTCCAATACAACCGTTAAACGCATTGGTAAAAATGCCAAGACCACTACTAAGATCAAACGGAGTGAAGACTTCGACGGTGGTGACCGTTACTTGGGATGGACTGCTAAGGAAGAACAGTCGTACATCCGAGATAGTGGTATCTACGAATCATACTCATCTATGAAGGGTATGGATTCATGGGACTAATGCATCCGATGTATAACATGAGCGGATCTTCTAAAAAGAATAAGAAGATGAAGTTCAAGTCGGCAGAAGCAAAGCGTGAGTACGAACTCAGTTTAAATTCGGAGTTTGGGGTTGCGCAAAAACGAAAAGGCGTGTATAATTCACACATGACCAATTCTATACTGACACCAAGGGCATATGTCCGAGAGACTGCTACTATACTCTCTAGGGGTAATGGTATGGGTAATGCTGCGAAACCAGCAGATAAAGTGTATACTGGATCTAAAATGATTGGAGTAGCTACGCTACACAAGTCTAATGCTGTTCCGGTATTCTCGAATGAAGAAGCAATCAACATGGCGAATATGCGCCGATAACATGAAAGAAAATATTATGCAAGTGACTACAGAACCTACTCTAACTCGCGACGAAATGCTATCACGCCTTGCAATGGATGCACAGCAAGTGGTGTTCACTAAGAAGGACGGTACAGAACGAGTGATGAACTGTACTATGGACTTTATGATGATTCCAGTGGAACACCAGCCTGTTATCAAGGAAGATGCACCTGAGCGCAAAATCTCTACCGAGACCATCCGTGTATTTGACTTGGATATCAATGAGTGGCGCAGTTTTCGAGTAGATTCAGTAAAATGCTTTACAAACATCTAATTTTAATATATAATAACCACATATTATAATTAAAGGTACATCTCATGGCAACATCAAGCAAAACTACAAAATCTAGATTCTCCGACCCAGACATGAAGTTCTTGGGAGCTGAACCTATGTTCGATTCAACTCTTGGTGTTGACTATGAGGGTAGGAATATTGCGTTGCTCAAGGCTCTCAATTGGTACAACTATTTTGTATCTAAGAAAGACCTTATTCCCAATATACTATCCTACGCAAAGACAGAGTTAAAGTTACCTGCAACACAACTCAATCAGTTCAAGTTAGCGTGTCCAACATGGGCGAACTCAACCGCAGGCGCATTGGTTAGGATGAGCGATAGTCGTGGATTCGTGCTTAATGATAAAGAGAAAACATTTATCAAAGACCATATCATGAGAGCGGTTGAGGAAGGTTCTAAGATCAAGGAGGTCAAAACGTCAGAAGACAAACCTCGTGAAGTCATTACCCCTCAACAGCGTCTGCGTAATAAGGTTAACGTCACTATCATGGAAGACCTTCGCGTGTTGGAAGACGCATGGTTGGCGAGTCTAACTGAAAAGTTTGATGCATACGCCCTTATGAAGCAACACGACTTACCAGCAATGTCTGTTGGTATGGTTACTCCTTGGGTTAATGACCGCATCCAGGAGATGCAAGACGCGATTGATAAATCTTGTCCACAGGCGGTGGAGGCATTCCGTCACTTGGATAAGAAAGAATTAGTTGCGCGTGTAAAATTGCTAAATAAAGTACTAGATGATTTAAAACGTCATCAAGCGAACTCTAAAACAGTACGGAAGGTCCGTACAAAGAAACCAGTCGCGGCAACGAAACTAGTCGCTAAGATAAAATTCCTAAAGGAATCACCAGAGTTCAAACTCGTGTCGATCAATCCTGCTACAGTAGTAGGGGCGGCGCGTCTGTTTGTATTTAATGTGAAAACGAGGACATTGTCTGAGTACATAAGTTCGGGTCCCGATGGTCTGAGCGTTAAGGGTACAAGTCTACAAAATTGGGATAGTGCTATATCCAAGTCTACGCGTCTGCGTAAACCGGAGGAGTTCTTACCCCTAGTCCTTTCTAAGACACCGAAACAAATCGGTAACGCTTGGTCCAAATTAACTACAAAAGATGCCTCTCCAAATGGTCGACTTAACGACGACACCATTTTGATGAGGATAACTAATGGTTAAAAAACAAATAATCGGTTCAATCGCTTCTATCGCTCTTGCGCTAATATCAGTAACATCTCTGGTACTTACAATACCAAGTATGGTTAGTAGTAACCAAATTGAATATCGGATCACACTCCCAGAAGAAACTTCTGAGCCAATTGTGGAGCGGTTGCAACTATCAACCGAACTCAAACCACTAACGAGACAAACTAAACTAAGCATCAAGGACTTAAACTGTCTTGCCACTAATGTATACTTTGAGGCACTAAACGAAAGTTTTGCTGGGCAGATCTCTGTGGTGTTTGTTGTTATGAATAGGGTTGTAGATGATAGGTTTCCCAACTCAATTTGTAAAGTAGTATATCAGGGAAGGCTTGGCACTGAACAACATGCAGATGATGCTCGCAAAGGTAAGTGTCAGTTCTCTTGGGCGTGTGATGGTAAATCAGACACTATCAATGAGGAAACGGATAAGTGGAAACGAGTTATAGAGGTTGCCAAAACAGCGTTTCAGATGTATAATAAGGGGTTCGACATAACAGAAGGTTCCACACATTATCATGCGACATATGTCAATCCAAAGTGGCGCAATGATAGAAGCATGGAACGCACTGGTAAGATGGACACACATATTTTTTATAAATGGGGTTAACGTGATTGATGATATTTTAAGTAAGAAACAGTTTAGTGAACTTGCCGAGCAGACCGCTCGTCTAAAACGCATGACGCACATGGAGGCAGTTCTTTTTATCTGCTCTGAGCGATCGATCGACCCGCAAGATGTTGGTCCATTAATCAGTGCTCCCCTTAAATCTCGTATTGAGGCAGAGGCAATTGCTGATCGTATGTTACCTGGACACAATACACTACCAGTATGATTATGATCCAACCATATGATGCATACTCATATTACATGGCGATCAAATTACATTTTGAGCGCGATGGGTATGACGCTCTGAAATATAACTTTAAAAGTTCTGCAACACCCAAGGCATTCTTGGGTCGTAAGGACAAGTATCACTTCGCAAAGATAGCAAAGAAGTTCACTCAACCAAAAGACTTGGTGGAATTCTATGTTTCTAACTTCTCGCGTGGTTCTAAATGGGTTGGCGACATGGTAGAGGATGGTGATGTTCACTACCTTGCATGGAAAAGATACTCTGACTCTATGAAATATCGTTTCACAAACGATATAGATACTATGGTAAACTATGCAGATATGAAGGGTCTTAAATTTGACGGACTCTTCTTATCTACTACTGACGATGCGCATCCGCACATTGTCAAACTACTTCTTCAAGAAGATATATCCCTGGAGACAGTGGTAATCATCGAGAAGATGTTGGGATTCACTAAACGATTGAACAAGTCAATAACGGAAACACTAGTGTGGCCAGATTTGTCTAAGAAGATTGTGAAGATGACTCCCTTTGTGAGTGCAGACCTACCAGTGATGAAAAAAATCATCGTTGAAAAGTTTGCATAATTTGCGATACTGTGTTATAATATCAATTCAAAATCTGTATAAAAGGAAAATACAAAATGTCATTTAATGCTCTAAAGAAAAATCGTTCTGCTTCAATTAACAAACTAGTTGAACAAGCACAAGCCGTTGCTGATAAGGCAGGCGGTTCAAAGCAAGAAGATAATATCTGGAAACCTACGGTAGACAAGTCTGGTAACGGTTACGCCGTGTTGCGATTCTTGCCCGCGCCAGAAGGTGAAGATGTGCCTTGGGTTCGTTTCTGGGACCACGGTTTCCAAGGTCCTACTGGAAAGTGGTACATTGAAAAGTCATTGACAAGTATTGGTCAACCCGATCCTGTCTCTGAACTCAACTCTAAGTTGTGGAACTCTGGTATCGAATCTGACAAAGATCAGGTGCGTAAACAGAAACGCCGACAACACTATGCAGTCAATGCATATATTGTGAGCGATCCGGGCAATCCTGCTAATGAAGGTAAGGTATTCATCTATCAGTTTGGTAAGAAGATCTTTGATAAAATCATGGATGTTATTCAACCACAATTCCAAGATGAAGACCCAGTCAATCCGTTTGACTTCTGGGATGGCGCAGACTTCAAATTGAAGATCCGTCAAGTTGAAGGATACCGTAACTACGACAAGTCTGAGTTTGCAACCCCTGCTCCATTGCTAGGTGGCGACGACGAGAAGTTGGAAGAAGTCTATACGAAACTAAACCCATTATCTGCTTACACTGATGTTAAGAACTTCAAATCATATGAAGAACTAGATCGTAAACTAAGTATGGTATTGGGTGGTGCGCAAGCATCTCCAATGAAGACTGCTGAGTCTATGATGGATGATGAGTTCTATACTCCTACTCCATCTGCGGGTCGCACTGAAAGTGCTGCTGCTCCAAAGAGTGCTGGCGCAAAACCAGTTACCTCCATGGAAGACGACGATGAAGATGCGATGAGTTTCTTCAGTAAGTTAGCTGCTGACGCATAACAGTTCAATATGCCAAATAAAAAGGACCCTTCGGGGTCCTTTTTTTATGCTGCTATCATCATATCATTACCTACTAATCCACCGAAACTTCGATCTGGAATATTAGGGTTTGATATATTATAGGTGTTCTGACTATTAGTTACTGGAGAAGATCCGGAGTTACTCGACACTGATGCAGGCACAGATAGTGCCGCACTATCTTTAACCATTTCGGTGGCAGTTTCAGAGTTGCGCCTTTCAGTATCTGATTTGTTTAGTGTGTCTCCACTCTTCTGAACTTCTTTTATCGGGGGTGCTGACATTTTCTTAATATCGACTGTTGCTTCACCCGCAGCCAGTCCACGGATCATAGAAGCACCTTTGTTGCCAACAAGAGGAATTTTTTCAATGAGTGATGCAACCCATTCTATAATAGTGTTCCACACACCGCGAAGTATGTTGCCGATACTAAATTCTGGAGCATCTTCATCGCGGAAACCAAGAGTTTTGGTAATCCAGTCAATAAGCATGTCGATTGGTTTGAATAGTAAGTCCATATAACCACCTTTGCCTACTAGGTTATTCCATAATTCGGTTAGTGCTGCGCCAGGATCAGTGAATAATGTACTAAACCAATTGAATATACCGTCGATACCGTTTTTAATCAATGATAAGAAGTCAAAACTATCTAATGTTTCTGAGAAAGATTCGAACCCTAGTTTAGAAGCGATCCAAGATGCTAAGTCCTTGAGCATATTCAATGGAGTACCGATGATAGATGATATTAAACCACCCAGGCCACCTTTAATAGCACCCAATATCCCGCCGTCTTCGTATCCTTTCATAGCACCACTAACAGTATCGAATAGTGCCATGATGATAGTGAAGGGCGCGAAGATCTTTCCAAAGAATGCTCCGAACTTACCCAGTACACCACCGGCAGTAAATATCTTAAGAACTCCCTTGATCTTTGATAATACATTACTAACCCATCCACCAACTGTATTCTTTATCGAGGTGAATACTCCCTTAACATCATTTAATCTATCGCCTATGCCAAATATAGGACCAAGCAAAGCTTTTACTTTAGGTACAATGTTTCCAAATGCGTCTGAGAATAATTTAAATTCAGCTTTAACATTATTTAATGGTATGAGAAAGAAATTCTTCACACTAGTGAATATCGATTTAATCTTTTTTACAAAACTACTTTCTTTAAAGAACAATTTGATACGATCCAGCACACCAGTGAAGAAATTTCCTACACTGGAAACTAAAGACATGATCTTAGCACCTATCTTAGTAGCACCAAACTCTGCCTTCAGGAAACGGAATGTTGCTGCAATTCCTTTACCTATCAATAGAGCAGCTTCTTTCACTATGATAAAAAATGACTTGGCGATCGTTACGAACTGCTTTAGATAGCCGCTAATAAATCCCGCGACAAAACTAATAGCACCTAATATAATTCCACCAAACCCTCCAGCGCTTGATTCACTAACGGTCTTTTTTGGGGTAGTATTGTCTGCAATTGCGTTTAGAGCATTAAGAGTCCTCTCTTGTAATACTCCATCTTCCTTTGCCTTTTCAAGTGCTGCAAGGTTATTGCCTCCTAAGATATCTGCAATGTTTTGTAGTTGATCGTTCATCACGAACGAGTTCGCGTCGATGTTATTCAAGTAGTCGTTAGACATAGAAATCCTGCTATCGACCTGAACAATGTTCTGGTTGAATTCCATCATCTCTAGAATTACATCTTCTAGCAAACCTTTTTGTTCGTTATCCATATCTTTACCTATTCCAAGATTGTTGTCTTATTTTTGCGCGTTCTTCTTCTTGTTTCACAAACTCAACTAATTGCATAACATAAATCTCTCTCTCCCAAGGCATCATGGTATCAAGTTCACTGAGTGAATAATTATGATGCTGCATCATAGCAAAATTCGTCTTGTAGTGGTTTACAAGCGAATCATGGGAGAGGCCTACCCGAAAAAATTTGCAAGACCCTTTAACTCAAACTCATTAACTGTACCACAATTGGAACAAGTATATTTGACATCATGTTTAAGCGAAGGCATGCTCTGGAAGAACTGCTCGATCTTTTTAAACTGAGCAGAGTTCAGTGAGTCTACAAACGCTTGTAGTTCTTGTGGAGTAGAATCTTTGGCAGGGTATACATTATTTTCGTCAAAAATCATTTCAATTGAATTAACAACTGTTTTCATAACCGCTTCTATACCTTCTAACTTAGATATCTTTTGAGCATCTTCGACAGTAGGATACCTTAGTTTGATTCCGACCTTATCGGTCAACATAATCTTACTATCGAATTCAGTACCTTGTACTTCTAATGCATCTAGATTAAGTTCGTACTCGTTACTCTCTTCGCAGTTAGAACACTTTAGGTTAATTTTAGATACTTCCCCGACAGACTTTGATCTCAACTTTAAAAACAAGTACTCTAGGTCAAATGTAGCAAGTTGTTTAACTTGAAGTTTGCCAAATGTACATGCGTCAATAACATCTTGCACTGCTCTTAATATTTGCGATTGATCTTCGCTTTCCATAGCAAGCATCAAAACCTTTTCCTCTTTAACGAGGTAGGGTCTGTATGTAACTTCTTTCTGTGTAGATGGGATCTTTACAGAATATTTGGGTGTATCGATTACGGGTAATGCCATTATTTAATTCCTTAATATAAAAATTTCAGTCAGTAGTATTTATAGTTTAAAGTCCGAAGGTTCCTGCAACTGTATCAGCAATTCCACCAGCAATTCCAGTAACTGTATCAACAAGTCCTTCTACCACGAAGTTCTCGTATGTTAGGTTAACCGTCACTTTCTGAATACTGTTCTCGGCAGTGTTATCTAGGTTAATAGCATTAATACCAGTAGGATATGCGTTCTCTAGGCGAACAGTGTATATTGGGATGTTCTGTTTGTTTAGTTGAGCAATTCTGACGTCGGTTACATATTCGCTCTTATAGTTCATAGTATAAGTGTCGATATTAAATACCATACCCATCCATTGATCAAACATCTTTCGCATATAATAATCATTGGTCAACAAGAAAGTAAACGTGACGTCTTCATTGATATATGTGTATGGAACTTTGATAGATTGCTTTACGTTCTGCATATCAATCGTCGTGATTGCGCGCCCAGGCAGGGTGCAACTCTCACATAACATAGCAACATCTCTGGGGTCGTTTATAAGACCTCCTAACGACAAACCATTTCCAGACAGTACTCCGACTGCAAGGGCGTTTAAGTCAAGATTCAGTAAACTGCCCGATGGAGGTTGCATATAAACCATGAATCTATTAGAGTTAGCAAGTCCTTGGCGTTTGCTGAAGATTCCTTTTAGTTCGTCGATATCGCTTCCGAGTAATGACATTATTATAGTCCTCTACTTATTTTATATGAGTCTTTCCAGACTGCGGTTTTTGTGCTCTTAGCAAATTGCTCAGTTGGTAAGAATATCGCGATCTCCCATTCTGGTGGGCGAACCAATACAATTTTTGAATCTATCTGACTACTAAGATAATGTTTGAAACAAGGTTTAAACTCTCGATACTTACGAACACTCTTGAGTAAGTCGTACCTCATTTTAAACCTAGTACTTTCATCAAATTTATCATTAGTAAGAGTACCACCAAGGCTGTCTAAGAACGAAGCCCGTACCGTTGGTTTCAGATAGTGTAGATTTAATCCGTAGAAACCGCCCGGAGCCTTTTCAACCATTATTGTCAATGGGAATTGGTCATAGTACGGAAGTTTCTCTCGATGTTTAGGATCATAAAAGAACATATACATGTTACCCCAGATCGCCCTAGACTTCATGATCAATGCTTCATCCTTTAGCAATTGATTTCTATTGACCTTGCCTAGTTCCTTAACTTTTTGACGGAACCATACTTTAGCATCATCGCTGCGTGGGTTTATTCCCGCTCGAAATGCTGCTTGTTCTAATTTATAAAATAATGATTCTGCCATTTATTTTCCTAGTATTTTAATTCCAAGACCCTTTAAGGTATCTTCTGTCCACACAACAAACTTCCACCCCCGAGTCATACAATATTCTTCAGCAGCATCCCACTTAGATTGGTTCTTAACATATGTCATAACCTCAGTAATATACTTCCTAGTTTTACGAGCAGGTTGCGCGGGTGGTGTAGTTTCTTTCTTTGGTTTAATCTCAACCAAAAATGTTTGCCCATTTGCCATTTTCATTTTAACGTCTACAAAATATCTATGTATCTTATTATCAGTCTTGCATCTGTATGGTATGACAACTTCTTCAGAACTCCATTTTAGAACCTGATCGTTTTCTTCGCACCACTTAAACACCTGTCGTTCCCATAGGGAACGGAAATATACCTTAGTAGAGTCCCCATCGTACTTATCATGTCGTTTAATTGGGTATCTGCCGGAGTATGCCATATAAATAATATATAATGTTGTGTATTCTTACAACTATTTATAAGAGAAATCCATGATAGATTTTAATAAAAAAAATGATACAGCAAGGTACATGTATCCAGAAGATATATCAAATTACCCAAAAATGGCAATTGAAGTTGTCACGGGGGATTACCCAACTTCTGTATTTCTACCGATACCAATTGGAATGCCTATACAAGATGGTATGTCATATGGGTCTAATAACCTCAATCAGATTGGCGCTATAGCTCAAGATGTTTTGAACAGTGGTGGTTCGATAAATTCAATTGGAAATAGTATAAGTAAGATGAAGAATGAACTTGCCGCTTCGAATGATTCTACCACAAATACAGCTGCACTTGCGATGATTGCGCAGAAGAACGGCATGGGAGCACTTGCGGGTGGTGATACGGGCAAAGCGATTGCAGAGGCAGTGTTATACAACAAGAGAACATTGCTTAACCCGAATCAAGTAACAACTTTCAATGGTTCTAACACACGGTCATATTCATTTGAATTTAAACTAATTGCGACTAGTCAGAAAGATAGTGATACCATAAGGAATATTCTTGAGCGATTACGACTTAATGCATACCCATCTGGTAATAGGTTTACATTGAAATATCCATCAGAGTTTAATATTAAGGTTCTTAATAGAGACGACACTGTCAATAAGTATTATTCACCTACATATAATTGTTTCTTACTCAGTATGAGTTCTTCTTATAATACGACTGCTAACTCTTTCTATAAAGACGGAGCACCATTAGATGTTACTCTATCACTACAGTTTCAAGAAACTAAAGCACTTACACGAGAAGATATCGAAAAGATGCATTCTGATAGGTCTAGTATGCCAGATAACTTTTACATCTAAGAGGTTTTATAATGTCTTTCTTTAGAAACTTCCCAAAAACTTCCTACGACTATTTCAATACAGGAGTTAATACCAGAATCATTGATTTGTTCAGGTATGTCAAACCTTTAAACACCTTAGATGATGAATTGACTGCTTATACTTTTTACAAGATTGAAGAAGGTGACAGACCCGATATAGTATCACAAAAAGTATATGGCACGCCAGAATATTACTGGACTTTCTTTATAACTAACGACAGCCTTAGAACAGGTTTAGGTGAATGGCCAATGTCATTTAACGAGTTCGATAAGTACATGGCAGAAGAATACTCTGGAGTAACTTTCACATTCAGACCACAGTACAACTACACTGGAGACGGATTACTACAGTCTATTGAGAATTCTGTTGCGGGTAAGTTTCAAATTGGAGAAACCGTTATAGGAACATTGAGTGGTGCAACTGGTAAAATAGAAAGTAAAGAACCAACCATGCAACAATTATCTATTGTTGATGTTGTTGGCACATTTCGCAGTAATGAGATTATCCGTGGGCAAACTACACTGAACAGTTCTATTACTTATGAAGTTTTTGACACACAAGTAGCACCTCATCACTACGAAGACAATCTTGGTAGGAGAGTTAACAATGCAATACACATTGATGGAGGTCTTCCCCCAGTGCAGTTGAATACAGTTACCAATTATGAATATGAGTATAATTTAAACGAACAAAGGTCAAATATTCGTATTATTAGTAACGATCGTATATTCGAATTCGCAGACTCTTATCAAGAATTACTCAACACATGATTAACGGCAATCTAGACAATAATAACACTGCAGAAAGTGCTGTTCCGGGATCTTTTAGGATATCTGAGATATCTATACAGAACGCATACGGTAAAGAGTTTAATATATTTAACCAAGTAACTAAATTGGTAATAACTGAGAGTATGTACACCTATGGTCTGCATGCTTCTATAGAAATACTCGATACAGTCAACCTATTTGAAGAACTGCGCATAAGCGGCCAAGAGAAAGTTACTATCATCATCCACAAGAGAGATAAAGGATCTAAAGACACCATTAAATTGAAAAAAGTATTTTATGTTACGGAAATCCCATTATTTGGTAAGATCAAAGAAGCAAGTCAAGGATATACCCTAACTTGCCTAAGCGAACACGCATTTACAAATAAGGTAGTAAGTTTGTCTAGGTCTGTTAAAGGTTCTATCTCTAAAGCAATTGAAAAAGTTATAAAAAACGATCTACAGTATACGGGTGACATATTCAACACGGCAGATAGTAAGGGAAATGTGAGTTTAGTAATACCCAATGTAAAACCATTCAAGGCTGTGGACTGGTTGTTGCGTAGATCATTTGACGAGTCCAGTTCACCTATATTTGCATACGAAACGTTGAACGGGTTTTATATAATCCCATATAAAGAAATTGCAACCTCAAAAAGTATCGGAACATACAGTTTTACATTTAGACAAAATGATGAGGAAACTACTGAGGAAGGGTATAACGAGCGTAAATACAAAGTACTTGCAATGGCGTCTAACCTAAACAGTTCAAAGTTTCATCACTCTGGACGGGGTGCATATGCATCGACGACAAAAGTATTAGACATATCGACCAAGAAATATTATGATGTTAAGTACGATTATCAGAAATCATTCGAGAGGTCTCCCAAGGCGTATGTGGGATATCCGTTGATATCTAATAAGTTTAAGATAAAAGACGAGACTTTAAATCATCATCACGATTCTTTAGAAATTTATATAAACTCCAATGAAATGTCATATGGTACGAACTATGTGAACTATCATGCGGGAGCAATTAATAGTGCAGGGACAAGATTGTCCATTCTAGAGAATATGGATTCAATTAAAGTTTCTATCACCATCAATGGTGACTTGTCAGTTAATCCTGGAAAGAAACTTTCGCTGACCGCACCAAAGTCAATTGATCCACAAGTATATAAAAAGATACGAGAAAAATCTGCAAAAAGAAGCTCTGAGCATGACATGATGATATCTGGGGACTACATAATTACTGGAGTTCAACATGTATTCAGTGATAAGTACACATGCGAAGCAGTACTGAAGCGAGATTATTCATATTACACATTAGATTCGGCAGAGTAACATTATGGCAAGTAGTACAGACCAATTTATTGGAGCAAGTTTTGTTTGGTTCACAGGCGTGGTTGAAGATCGCACCGATCCAGAAATGATGGGGCGAGTTAGGGTTAGATGCTTTGGGTTTCACACAGACTCTAAGGCACAGATCCCTACTAACGATCTCCCTTGGGCAACGGTATTATTACCAAATACCTCAGCATCAGTATCTGGCGTAGGACACACTCACGGATTGGTTCCTGGGAGTTGGGTTGTTGGGTTTTTCCGAGACGGATCATCTGCACAAGATCCAGTTATCATGGGATCTATAGCAAGTTCATTCGAACAGATGCCGGTTTCTACCAAAGGGTTTTCTGATCCTGGTGGACATTATCCAAAATATATCGGCGAACCTGATGTGAATAAACTAGCCCGTGGAATAGACACTCACCCATATGTAAATGACGTAAGCATTGGTGAACCCGCGTCGCCATATGCAGCGGTATATCCATACAACAAGGTTATAGAAACTGAGTCTGGTCATAAGATAGAACTTGATGATACCCAAGGCGCAGAGCGAGTTAGAATAACTCATCATTCCGGCTCATTCGTTGAGATGCAACCTGAAGGCGATATTGTAATTAGACAAGAGAACAAGTATGAAATTGTTCTATCCAACGATAACTGTCACGTCCAAGGGAATATCAACTTATTAGTTGATGGGAATGTAAATCAGTTTATCCGGGGCGACCTAGATATATTCGCAGAAGGGAATATGAGTTTTAAATCTGGTGGAAACATCACCTTTGATGCAGCGGGTAATTACGCTGAAGCAGCATCTAATATTAACATGAACACATCGCCCGCTGACCCATTCGGTGCGGATGCTCAACGTTTAGTTCTTGCTCTTGCAGGATCTAACGCTGCGTTTGACGATGACTTTGATAATGATAACGCAGCATTAATCGTCCCATCAGAAGATGTTGTTGTTACTGAAAATGTTACTCCTGATACGACTCCAGAGGTAGTGAAAAAAAATCCAGCAAAACAAGTGTGTGATGGCATATCTGAGGACGATGTTACAGATTCTCTACAATTGACACCCAATTATACATTGGCATCAGTTTCTTCTGCAGCACTGTTTAAGCATACCGTACAAGCACAGGCGGGGTATACTAAATCAGAAATTGCATGTAACCTAAAGGCACTTTGTGAAAATATTCTAGAACCAATCATTGCGCAATACCCAGGCCTAAGAGTTAACTCTGGATTCCGAACAGTAACTACAGGTAAATCTCAACACGAACGGGGGATGGCATGTGATATTCAATGGCCCGGAATTAAACCCGCCGAATATCTTAATCGTGCGCAGTGGATTAAAGCAAACGTTGGATATGATCAACTTATATTTGAACATGGAAACTCTATCTGGTTACACCTAAGTTTTGATCGCCCTAGAAATAATCAGGGCACTCCGCAGAGAAACCGTGAACTAACTTATTACAAAAGTAAGTATACCTCTGGTATGACTTTGTACTACTAAAATGCCAGCAGTAGCAAGAATAGGTGACCCGACCACAACAGGGCATGGATGTGATGCCACCACTACTGTGATAGGTGGTTCGGGGAATGTGTTTGCTAATGGTATCGGGGTAGAGCGTCAAGGAGACCCTACAGCGCCGCATACGATCCTTGCGGGTAGTGTATGTGTACCCCACGGCGCTGTGATCAACGTGGGGTCTCATAATGTCTTTACTAATGGTATTCCTACTGCAAGGGTTGGTGACTCCACCGACGGAGGTGCTATCACTGCTGGGTCGCCCAACGTGTTCGCAAATTAACCCTTGCCAATATTCCAAAAATGGTGTATAATATTCATTGGTCCAGCAGGGTAGTAGCTACAATATAACATATAAATAAAAGTATGAGCACAGAACTACTATCAGACGTTAATGTAACAAACCAGAAGGTTGCTATTGTTTCTAGAAGAAAACAATACTCTGACCTAGACTTGTCATTAATACCTCACCCAAACAAAAAGGATATAATTCCTTTAACGGATATTGCAGCAGTAAAGAATTCTATTAAGAATTTAATACTTACTTCAAGATACGAGAGACCATTTCAACCAGAACTTGATTCTGGTGTGAGAAGTATGTTATTCGAGAATGCGGATAGCATGACAAGATATATGTTAACTAGTAGAGTTAAGAGAATCATTGATAATTACGAACCTAGAGTTAATAATGTAATTGTCCAAGTAGAAGATGACTCTGACAACAATGGATACAATATAACTATAGTTTTTAACGTTATAACTTATGACTCGCAGTCAGACGTTAGAATATTCTTAGAGAGAGTTCGATAATGGCAGTCAACCTAAATGTAACTGAATTAGATTTTGATCTGATCAAGCAAAATTTAAAAAATTACTTATCATCACAATCGAAGTATAATGACTACGACTTTGAAGGGTCTGGGCTATCTATTCTATTAGATGTTCTGGCATATAATACACATTATAACGCGATGACAGCACACCTTGCGTTGAATGAGGCGTTTCTCGACTCAGCGCAGATTCGCGGTAATGTTGTGTCACATTCGAAATTGTTGGGATACTTGCCTAGGTCAAAGACTGCATCTACAGGACTAGTTAATGTAACGGTTAATAATCCAATTGGTTCACCAGTACCTGCTTATTTAACTCTAGAACGCGGAACTAAATTTATTTCTATAGTTGATGGTGAGGAATTTCCGTTTGTGGTAACAGAATCTACTTCTGCAACATATTCTGCATCTAATAATAATTTTGTATATCCAAATATAGCTATCAAACAGGGCACATTTAAAAGTCTTACTTATAGGGTAGACACTTCCATCGAAAATCAAAAGTTTGAGATACCAGATGAAGATATTGATATCTCAACTCTGAGAGTTCGCCTCAAGACAAATGATGACTCTGACGACTATACTATATACACTCAATTCTCATCTTTGGTAAATGTTGGTGCTAGTAGTAGAGTTTACTTTGTTCAGGAGAATAGTGGTAGTAAGTATGAGATTTATTTCGGTGATGGTATTATTGGCGCAAGGCCAACTTCAAATAATATTGTAGAGTTGGAGTATGTATATACATCTGGTGCAATAGCAAACTCTGCTAGAAACTTTGAAATAGTATCTGAGATAGGTGGTAACTCTGATATTACAGTCGCAACAGTTAGTTCAGGCACAGGCGGTGACGATCGAGAGTCAATAGAATCTATTCGTTTTAACGCGCCTCTGACATACATTACACAGAACCGTGCAGTGACTGCCGACGATTATAAAGCAATTATTTTAAGAGAATATGGTGACATCGATGCGATTTCCGTTTGGGGTGGTGAAGATGCTAGTCCTCCAGATTATGGTAAAGTATATATCTCGATTAAACCTAAAACTTCTGATACATTAAGTACGACAGATAAAGAATTTATCAAAGATAATATCCTAAAGGGTAAGAATGTTATTTCTATCACACCAGTAATGGTCGACCCAGAATACACTTTCATTAAACTAGAAGTATTCTTTAAGTATAACCCTAACCTAACTGATAGAAAACTTGCTGAGTTACAAGCATTAGTTGCAAACGTCATTGCAAATTATAACAATACTGATTTGAAGAGATTCGACGGCGTGTTTAGATATTCTAAGTTGTTAAGAAATATCGACTCTTCTGATCCTGCTATATTAAACTCATACTCAAGAGTCTATATGTATAAGGTTGTTACTCCTTCGAACACTGTTCAAAACTATTACGACTTATATTTCTCATCTCCGATATACACTACAACTTCTTCAGAATCTGTTCTGGAAAGTACATCATTTTTGATCAATAGTATTGAACACTTCTTTGGCGACTATCCGATTATTAATTCTAATAATCGACGCATAACTATTTACAAGATTGTTAATGGTGCGAGAGTAATAGTCAACTCTGAAGCAGGTATTATATACACTGCAACTGGTAGAATAGTTATCAATAACTTTAAACCCGACACAACTGCTGAGATTAGGCTTACAGTTCTACCAAATTCATTAGACCTTGCGCCTAAACGCAATCAGTTATTGTCGATATCACCTTTCTTTACAGAAGTTAATGGTGAGGTAGATACTATTGCGGTATCTGGTTCATCAGGAACAGTTGATTACACTACAACTTCTAGACACAAGTAAATAGTTATGGCATCTATCGAAGCATCCGCGTCTTCAAAACGAAAGACCAAAGAATCTATTAGAGTAGAATCATTAATACCCGAATACCTTAGAGAGAATTCGGAAAGATTATTGATGTTGCTCGAAGATTACTATAAATTCATGAATCAGGGATTTCAACCATCGTATGAACTACATCACATATCTGAAGAACGAGACATTGATACCGCTGAACATTATTTAGATCTTATTCAGAAAGAGATCGCGGTAGTTATACCTAGAGATATTCAAACTGACAGAGTTAAACTATACAAGAGACTAGTTAACTATTATAATATTAGAGGTTCTTCTGAGTCTATTGAAACTTTCTTTCGTATACTATTGCAAGATGAAGTCGAAGTATACTACCCAAAGGATCAAATGTTGATCCCATCTGCGGGAAAATGGGATCCTAGTATTCAGAGATACCTTAATTCAGATGGATTCTTGTCAGATAGAAACAAGTTACAAGATTCTTATTTCTACCAGAAATTCTCATATGTTATTAGAACTGGTAACAATGTAGATCAGTGGGAAAATGTATACAACAAATTAGTACACCCAAGTGGATTTATTTTCTTCGGTGAGATTTTCTTATTACTGATGGCAACTCTTGATCAAGGTGTTGTAAATAGTGGTGCAATCATGCCAGGGCGCCAGCCAGGATTGATCCGAGATGAAGATCTGCCAAGATTAGTCTATATGATCGCAGCTCATAATAGGATGAGCGTTCAAGAATCTTTAATGGTAGTAATACTTGCACTTACATATGTGGATCAATACTATGTACGCAAGTCTAAAGAATTCTCAGACCTGCTCAAGTTCTACGACGAATCTCCAATGTATTCTTATGAGAATTTCACTATACAACAGGGTATAAATAAAACAATCGATAGAGTTAATGTAGGAGTCTCTATCACGCAATCATCAATGTAAGAGGAATATTTAAAAATGACAGCAATCGTAACCAATGATTTTCGAGTAGTTAACGCTCAGAACTTCAAAGAAGATATTACAGATGCGGATAATAGTGTTTATGTGTTCATCGGTAAGTCTGATGCGTGGTCAGACTCTATTGATGATTTAGCCGATGCTACACCGCCCGATCCTATCGACTCGCCTTATGAACAAAACCTTGCGTATAAAAATATGATCGCAGCCAAGGTTGTAACTTCTAGCGATGTAACACACGTTGTTCCACGTCATGATTGGACTAGTGGTGAAGTTTACTATGCATGGGACGATAGTGACCCAGATATATACTCCACAGGAGACCACTATTTTTATGTTATCACTGATGAGCGTAAAGTATTCAAGTGTTTAGATGTTGGTCCTGCTGCATCTGTAGTTAAACCTACTCTTTCTCAAGTACCTCCGTTCGCATTAGGTGATGGTTACACTTGGAAGTATCTCTATACACTTGCTATTGTAGATTCTGAGAAGTTCTTGACTAACTTCTATATGCCAGTTAAAACAGTGTTGTTACCAGAATCTGGTTTGATAGGTGATTTGTCTGAATCTGATCAGGCACAGTACACGAATCAACAATCCGCGATCGCTTCGTTGTCTGGTAAAATATACAGATCTAAAGTTGTTTCTGGTGGTAGTGGTTATACTTACGCAACTTTAACCGTAGACGGTGACGGCACAGGTGCTACAGCTACAGCTACAGTTGCCGGTGGTGTTATCACAGGCGTTACGATGACCAATGTTGGGTCTAACTACAATATTGCTAGAATTGTTATCACGGGCGACGGTGTCGGCGGCGAAATTCACCCAATTCTTGCCGCTAGTAAAGCACATGGATCAGATCCAGTTGCTGAGCTTGGAGCATACTTTATTGGAGTCAATACTCGGTTAGAGTATGATGATGGTAGTGGTGACTTTATTGTGGATAACTCATTTAGACAGGTCGGACTAATTCGCAACCCATTGAACCCTGCTGGTAATGCAGTATCAACTGCTACCACTTTCAACGGACTAAAGACACTTAGTCTTGCTTCAGGAACTGGTTTTACCGCCAGTGACTATATAACAGGTGCTTCTAGTGGTGCTGTTGCATACATCGACGATTTTGATTCAGATTCATTAGTTATCAAATTTCACCAAAATGAGAAGACCGGATATAAATCATTCCAAAACTCGGAAAACGTTGTAGGTGATATATCAGGCAGTGGTGCTGCACTAGGTTCTGGTGCGGTTTCTGGTCCAGAGTATTCTCCTAATACGGGTTATATTATATTCCTGGAAAACCGTGGACCGTTGAACCGATCAGCAGCACAGATCGAAGATGTAAAAATCATCATTGAATTCTAAGAGAGAAATATAAATGACATTCAAGCTTTTCAATACACCGCCTTACTATGATGATTTCGATGAGACGAAGAACTATGTAAGAATCCTTTTCCGACCAGGAAATGCAGTCCAAGCGCGTGAATTAACTCAGATGCAGACTTCACTGCAAGCACAAATTGATAGACATGGTAAACATGTATTCAAAGAAGGTTCTCCGGTAATTGGAGGGAAACCAACTATAGATGAATCTGATTTTATTAAGGTTGAATCATCTTTTATTCCCTCTTCTGGCGGAGCAACTTTAGTTACTGATAATTATTATGAAGAATTTTTAGGAACAACCATCCTTGGTCAAACATCTGGTGTTACTGCAAAAGTTATTGATGTAGTTCCATCTGGAACAGATGGTCCAATTACATTATATTTAAAGTATACTAATTCTGGTACTGATACAGAGACAAAATTATTTCAAACAGAAGAAGAACTAGTTTCGGATGCAATTATTCCGCGACAGGCAAAAATTAAAACCTCGGTAGAAATTCCTACAGGTAAAGGGTTGAGGTTCTCAATCCCTGAAGGAGTATTTTTTGTTAATGGTCATTTTGTATATGTCCCAAGCGAATCTTTAATCGTATCTAGGTATAGTCTAGATATTTCCACTCGCATTGTTTACGAGATTGTAGAGAACACTGTAACTATCGCTGAAGACGCGTCTCTTGGTGATAATGCTCTAGGTACTCCTAACGAGGCAGCACCCGGAGCACATAGATATCAAATCCTACTGAACCTTAAAACTCAACCATTTTCTTTCACAGAACCTCGAGACGATAAATTTATTCAGTTAATGCTTATCGAAAATGGTTTCATCAAGCAGCGAGCAACGACAGAATACTCAGAATTAAGTAACGAACTTGCCCGAAGAACATACGAAGAATCTGGTAACTATGTTGTTAAGCCTTTCATCATCAATACTCGCGAGTTATATAATGATGGATCTAATAATGGACTTTATAATTTAGCACAATTGCGTAGATTTTCTAGATTAGGCGTTGCTTCTACAGACGCGCAAGTAATTTCTTATGGCGAAAGTCGGCTTGCGGTAGGCCTAGAAAAATCCGTTGCATATGTTAACGGATACCGTATCGAGTTAGAAGATATTAAATATGTAGAGTTGCTCAAATCTAGGGAAACTGAATGGTTTAATGGAGCTTCAATTGTTGCAAATTTAGGTAACTATGTAACAGTTAACGTCAGTCAGGGGTTACCAGACGTAGATACATTTGGTATTCTTAACCTCAAAGACAGTGGTAATTCTGTTATCGGAACTGCTCGTGCTCGTTCTATAGATTGGGTATCAGGTACTACATATAAACTATATCTGTTTGATATATCTATGGCAATAGAAACTTTTTCTGATGTCGTATATATTCAACAAACCCTTTCTTCTGGGCCACAGTTCACAGCAACTTTAGTTTCTACTAACTTATTCGATACCAACTATAATTCTTTAGTATATAAGTTACCATTTGATACAGTACAGACATTGATCTTTGGTGGGCAGAATGATACTTATTATACTGTAAAGAGAAAAACTTCTGCTTCAGTTACTGGCTCTCAAACAACTGTTGATGCTACTGATGGTGTTATTCAACCATACAATTCAACTGACTGGATTGCGATTGATAATAGTGGTGATCCTATTAATATTAGCGGAGTTACTATATCATTCAACTCTAGCACGAACGTTTCTAGTGCAGTAATATCTTTCTCAGATCATACAACTGGTGATGTATACATCGTATATCCAATTGATAAGAACCTTGCTAAGAAAACCAAGAACCTAATTGAAGATCATGTTATCTTAAAGACTAGCCCTAACACTACTCCAGGTAGTTATGATAGTTTAGGTATTACAGACGTATTTAGACTAGTTTCTATAAAAGATGTAGGTGTACCTCTTGCGGGTGGTGGTTTCTTAGATATCACCGATAGATATGAATTAGACAACGGTCAACGCGATAACTTCTACGGTATTGGTAGAGTTCGCCTAAAGTTTGATGCAATTCCTCCTATCGGAAATTTGTCTATTACTCTAGATTATTTCCTACATGGTACTGGCGATTACTTCTCTGTGGACTCGTACTCTGGTATCGACTACGAAGATATTCCATCTTTCAACTCTATTAAGGGTCAAGTCGAATTGCGCGACGCAATTGACTTTAGACCAGTAAAGACTACTTCTGGAGATAATTTCACCGGAGCAGGATCATCGCTAGTTGATATCGTTAAACCTGGATCTATTATTAGAACCGATATCGTGTATTACCTAAACCGTATCGATAAAATTTATGTTGATAAAGATGGTAACTTTGGTATCCTACAGGGCGTTCCTGCTCTAAACCCAGAACCGCCTAAAGACCTTAAAGATTCTATGATTCTTTACAGGTTAGAAGTCGGGGCGTTTACATTTGGTCCTGAGAGTATCAATCCAATCATGATCGACAACCGTCGATACACAATGCGCGACATTGGTAAGTTGGAAAGACGTATTAAGAACTTAGAATACTACACAACATTATCTTTGTTGGAAAAAGAAACTGCCGACTATCAGTTGCCAGGGAATGCATTTAAGAACGGATTCGTCGTAGATAACTTCTACGGTCATAATGTAGGAAATCCATCTAATCCAGATTACTCATGTTCAGTTGACCGTGCAAGAGGGGTATTAAGACCGCAGTTTGTAGAACAAGAAACTCGGTTAAAGTGGAACAGCGGTTTAAGCACGGGGGTTAAGAAGTCTGGTTCTTTGTTAACACTAGATTACTCTGAGGTTTCTTATATAGAGCAACCATATGCTTCGTATGCAGAATGGGTTAATCCGTACAATGTATTCACATGGACTGGTGATATGGTGTTGTCGCCAGAGTCTGATAACTGGAAAGATACAGAAACCCGTCCAGATGTTATCATCGACCAAGAAGGTGTGTATGACTCATTTGTGCAACTAGCAGACGCGTCCGGTGTTACTGGCACCGTTTGGAACGAATGGCAGACAAACTGGTCTGGCGTTGTTGCATCTTCTACTAGTAGAAGCAATATCAACATGGGTGTACGCGACACTACTATCACTACTACGAAAAGTAACCAATCTAGAGCAGGTATTAGAACTGATGTAGTCCCAGATACTATTACTACTGACCTAGGTGATCGTGTTGTTGAAGTTAACTTCGTACCATTCATTAGATCTAGAATCGTTGCCTTCAAAGCAGAACGTATGAAACCTGGAACTAAGTTATATGCGTTCTTTGATGGTAAAGATATCACAGCATATACTACACAGACAACTCAGTTTTTTACATTTAGCGATTTCACCGGCAATAACCCAGAATATACATCTGGATACACATTTAATAACCGAACTGGCTGGCCAACTGAACTCCAGTCTAAAACAGATTTGGTTACAGACTCATCTGGGTCTATAACTGGGTTTTTCATTGTTCCGAATAATTCGTTACTAAAGTTTAAGACTGGTCAACGAACTTTCAAATTAACTGATGAAGAAAACAACATCTTTATAGATTCGACTACTTCTGCAGAAGCACTTTATGAAGCTGCCGGACTAATTGAATCTAAAGAAAATGTCATTTTGTCTACGAGAGTTCCTCGTCTCGATAGAACTATGCTCGGTGAAGATAGAGTTCTTACATCGACAACTTCAACCTCGAGAGATATCATAACTTGGTCAGATCCATTGGCTCAGACCATTATAATCGATGAACCAGGCGGTATATTCGCAACTTCATTAGACTTGTACTTTAGAGAATATGATGAAGATATTCCAGTTACAGTACACTTGGTTACTACAGAAACTGGTATTCCTACACAAACAATCATACCGTTTACTAAAGTCACTAAGAAGTTGAGTGCCGCAAATGTTTCTGAAGATGCATCAGTGGCAACTAACTTTGCATTTGAAGCACCAGTGCATTTACAACCAGGAATTGAGTATGCAATCGTTATCATGTCTATGTCAGATAAGCCTAAGGCTTGGGTTGCTGAGATGGGGGGATTTGATGTAACTAATCCAACTTACCGAATCTCAAAACAACCTTATAATGGTGTATTCTTCAAGTCAGCAAACGCTTCTACATGGACACCAGAGCAAGAGAAAGACCTTAAGTTTAAATTAAACCGCGCCGAGTTTACAACTACATCTGGTGAGATTATTCTAGAGAACGTCGAGTTGCAAAGAACCATACTAGGCACGGATCCTATATACACAACTACTGGTTCTAATGTAGTTAAGGTATACCACAAGAATCATGGTATGTTTGTTAATTCAGACACCACCATTGATAATATTACTGCAACAGCGACAACATTCTTGAATGGAATTCCACTGAGTGAGTTAGAGGATACTCATAATATCATACGAGTTGAAAAAGAATACTACGAAATTACTGTAACCACTAATGCTACAGCAACTGGTAGAGCTGGCGGAAGTTCTTTAACAGCAACCGCAAACCGATTGATGGACCTGATGCAAGTATATCTTGAAGAACTTGCTATTCCAGGAACTTCATTGTTGTGGGATGCTTCGGTAATGTCTGCTAAGTCATTCGCAGGCATAGAGCAAGAATATGTTGCAAGTCCGTACTTCCCTATCATTATTAACGAGAACACAATATTCAATCGACCACAGTGTATTCCTAGTCTGGAAAATGAGCCTGCTGGTGTTCGTGGATTCAGAGCAAAGGGTGCTATATCGACGAATACAAGTAAGTTGTCTCCTGTATTAGATCTAGACAGAATGTCAGTATTCTCTATATCAAACAAGTTGGATCACCCAAGTAATATTGTTGAAGATAACAGAAACTATGTTGAAAACTTCGTTGCTGAAACAGAAGCAAGTGGAACTAGTTCTGCTGCTAAGTATATTACTCGCAGGATCAGTTTAACTGAGAGTGCAAACAATATTAAAGTTCTTGCTGGTATGAACCGTCCTTCTGGAACAGATTTAGAGTTGTACTACAAAGTTCAATCTAGTGAAGATACTAACTTCGACTTTGTTGGATGGACGCTGGCAACACCTACATCTCCTATTCCATTCGGTGAAAACTCTAATAACTACTCTGAGATTGAATATGATATTAGTACGAACGAGTTTAGTAACATGGCATTTAAGATTGTTCTTAAATCTAGAAACTCTTCTTTCGTCCCTACGGTTCGAGACTTCCGAGCAATTGCATTTACTTCGTAATAAGTATGAGTGATAATCTAGTTCCAATTGAGAATAGTACGGGGTTTAGAAGGGACCTCCACTCTAAAGCCGTACTAAATACTAATAAGAATGCATACCTCCGAGCACGCGAAGAGGCACAGAAAAAGAAACAAGAAATTGAGGAAATGCAACAACTTAAAACTGATGTTGCAGAACTCAAGGATTTACTAAACAAACTTTTAGAAAAAGTAGGTTAATATGGCAGTAACTAATGTAGCAAAGACAGACACGTTTGATGGATGGCGTGTCAAGACAAATACCATAGCATCAGAACTTGGTGATAATACACTTCTGGTAGCAAACTCTACCCTAAATTCAGAAAATGCAGTTGATGCAGTATTAGAGACTCTTGCTAAAGTAGAAACTGAAGTTGGTAATATAAATGGACTAACCACTACAGCACTTAACTTGGTAGGTGGTATCAATGAACACGATGTTGAAATCGGTGTAATATCAACGCTGACGACTGCTGCTAAGAATAATTTAGTAAGTTCTATCAACGAATTGGACTCGGAACTTGGTGTTCTATCTGGTTTAACAACAACTGTTAAATCTACAATCGTTGGTTCTATCAATGAATTGGACTCGGAACTTGGTGTTCTATCTGGTTTAACAACAACTGTTAAATCTACAATCGTTGGTTCTATCAATGAGGTAGTTCAACGAGAAACTGATAGATACAACAATACATTAAAACTAGACCTTACGGATGCAACCGTTGGTGGTAGCAACGCTAGTGAGCAAGCAATTCTATCTGATATATCAATGCCTGCTGGTAGAACTATGACTTTGTCTGGCACATTAGATATATCTTCTGGTCAATTGATCGTAGGTGGTGCAGGCGGCGCGTTGAATATCCAAACTACATTCTTGATATTAGGTGATGCTGAAGCAGCAACCGCTTCTAATGGTGGAGTAGTTGTTAATCGAGGTGAAGAAGGATCTACTGCAAGGGATGACGTTCGTGTATATTGGGATGAGACTGTAAAAGATTGGAAGTTGAAGAAATTCGCAGACGATAATACTACAGTTATTAGCCCACATATCATCGACTCATATAACATGAAAGATGTCGTTGTAGGAGGTACTCAGAATGGTATTGCGGTAACATACGACAGTGTTAATAATAGAGCTAACTTTGATGTAAACGACTTTACGATCACCTTGAGTGGAGACGCTACAGGTAGTGCTACAGTAACGAACTTATCTAATGTTAATATTCCAGTAACGATTCAACCGAATTCTATCGCTCTTGGAGTAGATACCACTGGTGCATATGTTCAGTCTGTTACACTATCTGCTTCTAATCCTGGTATTAGTTTAACACAATCTTCTGCTGGGGCTGAAAGTAATGCTATCACAGCATTGCAAGTTGACTCTACTGTCATTAGAACAACAGGAACGCAATCCCTTGCTGGTGTAAAAACCTTTGCAGATAAACCAGTTTTTTCGACTGGATTTACTTCTAACGGGGCATCGACAATCTCAACAGGCGGGTTGGTTACATATGGCAACTCTTCGTTCGAGAACAATCTAGAGGTTAAGGGTAACTTTACTGTTTCTGGGACTGTCACTACGGTTAACACTGAGACGGTTACTATCAACGACAACATTATTGTATTAAATAACAACTCTGCAGCAACCCCTACAGAAAACGCGGGTATTGAGATTGAGCGCGGTAGTTCTACGAACACTAGTTTGTTGTGGGACGAGACAGAAGATAGTTGGAAATTTTATAATGGATCAGTTCAATACGATCTAGTCGGTAAGGTAAATGCCGGAGCGGCAATAACAGTAGCCAAGTCTACTAATAAAGCAGAGTGGACTGTTAACCACGCAGATACTTCTTCCACTTCAAGCATAAATGTTAATAACAGCGCAAATACATTTGTGCAGGACATCAAAGTTAGTGTTGACACCTATGGTCATGTTACTGAACTTTCTAGTACATCAACTGAAGTTTCTATTGGTCGTGGTGAACTTACTATCACTGCTGGTGGTGCAATTACTCTCGGAAATATTTCAGGCAGCAATACATTTAATGCTGATCAGTTTACAAATAATAATATCACAGTTAACCACGCAGATACTTCAACACAGGTTTCTGTAAATAATGCTGGATATACATATATTCAAGATATTATCTTAGATGATTATGGTCACTTAACTGGAATTACTTCCTCTACTTGGTCTGCAACTCTTGCTAATATAACAGACTCAACAGAAGATATTCAAGATATCGTCGGAGGAATGTTTTCTGGCATAGGTAATCCAGATGAATTTGGTATAAGTATCACATATGATGACACGACTGGTAAGATCAAGGCAGATGTTGGGGATTTTAATATAACACTAACAGGATTTGTGAGTGGCACTGGTACTGTAAATAATTTAGGTAATGTTAGCATAACAACCTCGTTAAACAGCTCTATTAATACTGAACTCTCTAACGCAATTAAAGCACTTTTACCAAAGTTATATAATTCTGCTGGCTCCCAAGTATTCCCTACGTGATAGGTTCATAAGATGGTTGATTTTTTAAGATTGAAAAATACCGGCAGTGATACTGTCGGCTTGCAAGCTATGTCAACATCAGATAAAGCTTGGGTAGCTTGGAAGTTTGGTTCATACATAGTTAATAATCCAAGCAACTATATGCGTATTCAAGTTTCTACTTCTAATCCAGGTGGTACTTGGGAAAACATTGGTTCTTTCGTTGATACTTTTAGGGATCCTATAGGAACTCATCCAACAACTACAGTATATTCATCTACTACAGGATTATATCAAGTTAGACAACCAAGCGTTGCAGACAGACCTTCATTAAACGATTCTAATTCACCAGTATATCTATATAACCATCCGACAAATGGATGGGGGTCTAGAATATCTTCTAGTGGGGTAAATAGTAGTTATCAATTTGAAGATTCTATGATGCCTGCTGTAGCAGCACACTTAGCAGGGTTGAATATCGGGTCTTATTCTATTCAACCAAATAATCCAGGTGGTTCTGGAAAAACCTGGATAGCAAGAGATACTATTACCGATTTTGCAAGAAGTGGAAGCACTACTACAACGCTTTGGCAATGTACTGCATCACCTTCTCCTACAGAATACAGGCCTGTCTATGCTAATGATAGTGGTACGAGCGGAGATTTTCAAGAATATAGTGACTCTGGGGTAGATACATTAGTAAAATGTATACATACTAGATCATGGAGTTCTAGTGGAGTCGGTTCTTATGTATTTCAAACTTCTGCACCAACAACAGGTACTTGGGTTAAGATGGGTGCGTCTATAACAGATACTCGACAAACTGTATCACCTAGTTCTTATGTAAGCAACACTTCCGGAAATTTCACCGGATACTACGCAAGAGATTATGCTGGGACATACACTGGCACTTACATTAGGGATTTTGCTGGCGCATATGCTGGGGCGTATAGGATGATTTTTTCGGGATTTGCAGGTCCGCAATATGTAGGATATTATACAGGATATTATAGAGGGTATTTCACTGGAAATTATACTGGATACTTCCGCACGAATTATGCCGGAACATATACTGCTTATTACACCGGATATTACGCTGGTGCTACTGTGACCAGTAACAAAGAAACTGTATCTTCAAAATCACTATGGTTGAGAACTGCTTAACATATTAAGGAATTATAAAATGGCAAATTTTATCTCGTCGACATTCGCAGAACCTCATTGGCAGGATATTCAGACAAAGAGCGTGATCCGCGCAAAGATGATCCACAACTATGACGACGGAAGTTCTAGACAATTCGATTGTTCTATATCAAAACCTGCTGTTGAGGGCGAATCTAATCCTGACTGGGACTTTATCATGGATAAGTATGGTGAAGAATTCGTAACAGAATCGACGACAGAAGTTATTCAGAAAATTCGAATGAGTGTAGAAAAATCTAGGATTGAAGACGACTCTAGAAAAAAGAAAGAAGAAAGTTTCGCCAAGCAAGAAATACTCTTTGCGATTAAGTTAGAAGCGTTCGAAATTGAAGAAATTAAAAATTCTAAAAACAGAGAATTAAAGGCGAAGATTCGGAAATCTAAGTCTGTTACTGAAGTGCAAGCGTATACTACTATTTTATTGATGAAAGAATTTGAGAATGCTAAATCAGAGCCAGCGCCAACAGCAAAACCTGCAACCAAGAAACCCTCTGTCAAGAAGGAAGAGTCCAGCCAAGAGTAACGGGTTTTTAATTGTAGCGTCAGTATCTTCTGGATATTATGACTCGGCAATTAACCTTGCTGGTTCTATACTAGATTTCTATCCCGAGGCGAAAATAGCACTTTTTACTGAGAAAGAGTTATTTAAAGAAGAACATCGCCACCTCTTCGACTATGTAGAATCTAATTCACCACATCATATTCGTGCTAAGTTATGGGCACTTCCCCGCTCACCTTATGCAACAACTGTCTATATAGATGCTGATTGTGAGGTGCGCGATGAAGAAATCTCAGAAGCATTCTCCCTATTAGATTCCCAAGAACTAGACATTGCAACAACTGCCGTGCGAGATTACTCTGGCGCATTTGTGTATTTTGATGACAACGGTGAGCAGACTAAACTTGCTCATCATTGTGGGGTATTTGTATATAACGATAAACCGCAGACTTTAGAGTTTATGCAATCTTGGTGGGAAGAATACCTAGAGCAAGTTTCCGGAGAGTGGAACTATCCTCATGACAGGCGCTTAAAGCCTTGGGATCAATACACATTTTGGCGGTTGCTTCGTGACACTAGATACTCTACAAGTGTTAAAGTAGGATTCATAGAAGGCGAGGATGCTCGTTGGAATTTTGTGAATAACTATAAACTTGAAGAGGTCACTAAAGACCCTATTATATTTCATTACACATTAGCAAAAGATTTCATAGATGCAGGTCGTCTCAATAAAAAACAAACAACTACTCCAGATACTGAATGATTTTAAAGACTGGATGTTTACTGAACCAGTTAATATTATTCATGATAAAAAGTTATTTGATCATAAATTACTTTCTTCTATTTCTGCAGAAGAAGGCACTTCTCAAGAATTTCTTAATGATCGTCTAAGCAAAGACCCTTATGAAACGGGGTTCCCTTTATACTCTAAAGGGTTTGATATAGGTAATGATAAAAATTCTTGTGATGAGTGGGAATCCGTGTCTAAGAAGATGGACATTGATATGATAGAAGCGATTGGTGTTAAGTTCAGCGCTCTGAAGATGTACTATCCTGAAGACGGGTTTATCGGCTGGCATAATAACTGCAACTGTCCAGGATACAACTTGGTTATGTCATACAGCGAAACCGGAAACGGATACTTTCAGTATCTAGACCCAACGACCAAGCAAATAGTTCGTATGCAAGATGTTCCAGGATGGAGCGCTAAGGTGGGTTACTTCGGATCGTTCACAGAACCTGATAAAATCTTTTGGCATTGCGCTCGTACTCATGAGCCTAGAATTACAGTATCTTACGTGACACCAGACCAATACATGTGGGAATGCATGATAGAGGATATTCAGAGCGAGTAATATTGCTTAGACAAATCGCCATTGTATAAACATATCATCCTCTCGGGCATATCATACACACCATCTACCATTCTAGAATGTCTTTTTGGGTCTCTCTGATCATACCCCCAAACTTTACAATAAACCCAATGTGAAGGTAGAACGTTTATATGGTCTATAAACTCTTGCTCCATAAAGTCATCATTCCCATCATACTTCAATTGATAGTAGTTGGGATCTTGTATAAATCGATTTTGAAATATACTACACTGCGCATCCCATATCATTATGCTACTATTGATAGAAGTTAGCCCATCAGTAGGACCAAGTACACTTTTCCACTCAGCAGGAATAACATAAACTCCTTTGGTTGGCGCATAAGACAATATCTCGTCTATGTTGTTTTGAATATCTATGTCTAGATCAAAGAATACATTATGCCCTTCTAGGGTTAGTATCCACAGTTTCCACCAATAAGACTCCACATCATTTTTAGGCAATTCTGTTATTTGAATACCGCTGTCGATGTCACTTGGGTCTTCGGTAAAGCATATAAAATTAAACTTTATAGTGGTATTATCTTGAACTAACTTATATAAACGGTTTACATGAGCGGCAGAATACTTGTCGCCCCATTTTAGACAGATTACATTTACCATTTCTCACCTACAATCGTATAGTAATTGACTCCATTAAACTTTGTGGTAGATGCAAAATTTACTTCATCTAGTTGAGACTGTTCAATAAGAGCCTCTTTAGATGTTGTTCTATTGACATGTTCGTCGCAATACCTATTGTTAGACTGTAGTAAGTAAGTTGCTGGTAGAGTTATTACTCGCATTGGATACATGTGTTCGCAGCATAGGTTTATGATTAAGTTGTGAGTGCCATTATTTATTTCTTCAAACCTATAATTAACATTAGACACCTTATCAATCCAGTCTATCTGATCATACTTGGTGAATGGTAGCTCTGCACCGGAAACAGATCCCAGTATCAAAACATGCTTATCAACATGAAGTTCCATCACCCGCATTATTTCTATTGCATATTCCGCAGATAATTTCATAACATACCTAGTTCATGCATTTCGAGTTGACCTGGCTGAGTTTCAAAGGTATATATGATAGGTTCTACTGAAGGAGTTTCATTATGATAGGATGCAACTAATGGCCTAGGAACAAAGTCAAATTTACTCATATGTTCTGAACTCAAGTAGTTGTCAGAACCATTTATACATACAAAAAATATGTACTCAGAGTTCTTCACTATATGTTCCCATATTTCCTTGGTATCAGAGGTGTCTTCCCAAACAATTATGCTGCTATTGGTAACTCCACGATAACAAAGATATGCATTATGCGCGGAGTTTATACCAGCATCGTCTTGCCAGTGTGATCTATTAATCAGTATCTTATTTGCGTGAAGTTCTGTAATTTTATTTAAATTACCTTGAATCAGTATATCCAAGTCTAGATATACTTTCTTTCCCATGATACCCCAACAATTAGGTTCCCATATATTGCACTTGGGTTTATCCGGAAAGCGACCATCCATAATAGGTTGGAATTTGCTAAACGGTAGTTCTATCGCACCATCTATACCTAATACTTTATCTGTTTGGCAATAGAACGCAAATTCGCCAATGTAATTATCCTTTACAGATTCATACAACTTCTGCACATATTTGGTACTGTACTTATCGCCCCATAAAGAACAAATGAAACTAATCATTTCTACCCCATACAATGTAAGAATTAATTCTACGATGTGCGATGTGTTTAGTCGCATATACGGTATGTATATTATTCTGCGTTATTAATTGCTTGCAAGAAGTGACTACATTACAATCGCCAGGATGGTTATCATCACCGCCGCATATAATTAATACACCATTATATAATTTACCGATTGGATAAGTTTTCTGAGCATTCATATGAATAATGCAATTTGAAAGAGGAGGAGTCTCAAATATAACATCTACTATATTGCAATTAGAAATATTCTTAAACTTAGGGTCTATATCATAATATGTTAAAGAAATACCCATTGGTGCAACAACCGCAAATTCATTAAATGTATTCCCCGGAGCAATTATAGATGCATCTAATTCACCCGACTCTAACAACCATTCTATTGCTTGGTAAGTATCTTCACGCATCGTAGGACTCCCATAATTCCTTAGCCCACCCCTTGGTCTCATGAAGTTCTAATGCGTCCTTAGCGGTCCGATTAAGACGGATGTGAGAGGTGTTGAATAGTGCTATCTTGTGTCCAACTTTCTTCTCATTAAGAGCGTTATCATAATTGTAATTGTACGCTATGCCTTCATCCCAAGTGTCTAATCTATCTTTCCAGTAATGTTGATAAAACAAATACTTATCTAACGAGTTATATGTAAAGAATATCTTCTCAGAGTTTTCTTGTGTATAATCATATAACCATTGACCACTATCACTCGACCAATATACAAACGAACTATTGATATGACACGATGCACCGCGCCCATAATTAAACATTGTTCGTTTTTGTAAATCGAACCAGTAATTGAATATCAACTTTGGTTTAGTGCTCTTTGTTGTAACTAATTCAGTTATGTTGTCATGTATTAGTACATCTAAGTCGATCCATACATTATGTTCCTCATGAGATAAGTTAAACAAACATAACTTCTCCCTAGTGAATACTCTATCCTTGGGATAATTAAATCGATCAAAGGAATTGTAATCTATAATATATACTTCAGGGCGAATACCTTTTTTATCATCTGTTATGCAGTGAAATTTAAATGGCGCATCAATGTGCTTCACTAATGAACCATATAGTCGGTTAACATAGTCGCAGGAATATTTGTCTCCCCATTTAAATGTAAATATATTAATCATACCATATCTATATGCAAGAAGTTAGAATACCATTAAAGAATATTATCAAGTTCGGTCAGAGAACTATGCTTGAGGATGATGTATTTAATGTAAGTTGGATATTAGGAAGATTCTGCAACTATAAATGCTCGTACTGTTGGCCATACGCAAATAGTAGCACATTAGACTTTTCCGAACTTTATACTTATAAATCTGTAGTGGACCGTATCCACGCCCAAAGCAGCGCAAATGGTTTTTCAAAAATACATTGGAGTTTATCTGGGGGCGAACCTACAACATACAAACATTTGATTGAGTTGGTTAGTCATATAGCAGAGTATGAAGAAGAACAAACGATCCATATGACTAGCAACATAAGCCCTGGAATTAAATGGTGGGATAAGTGGGAGCGAGATACTAGAAAATTCGCAAGGCGTTCTATCACAGCAAGTTTTCATGCAGAGTTTGCTAAGGAGAATAAGTTCATAGAGAAGTGTTTACATCTAAACAAATTAGGTATTCGCTTGGTGGTCAATCAAGTAATGGTTCCAGAACTATTTGGTGAGACATATGCAAGACTTGCTAAGATGTATGAACTAGGTATTAATGTTACGATGAAACCTCAAAGTGACGAAACTGCAAGTTCAATTGTATATGGATATACCGAAGAAATGCTTTCATTAATGCAACAAGGGTTTCCACAGAAGTATGACGGCAGGGAAATTTCACAGATCGTTATGCATGATGTTGGCGGTGAAACTTATTACATGGATCAAGCAGAGAGGTTCAATGCGTTTGGGTTTAATGAGTTTTCTGGATGGAAATGTAATGCAGGATATCAAGGGTTGATAATTCGAGGAGATACTATTAAACGGGGTTACTCATGTAATGATGAACCTATAGGAAACCTACAAGAATTTAAATTATTCTCTAGTCCAGTAAAGTGTTCCACTCCACGGTGCGTCAGTTCAGCAGATAGTAAGATACCTAAGTTTAAATAATTTCTAAACCAAATTGAGATGGGAGCATTTCTTGAACAAGTTCTATGTGGTTTGGCTCAATATCAAATGATACTGTAGATGCAGTTTCAACCTTAAAATTGTCAATTATACTTCGTTTGTTTGCACGGTTTAACCACGGACTTATTATACTATCAAACACATATCTAAACTGATAAAATGTACTATCTTTCAGTTGTATCTTTACTCGCACGGCGGAATTTAACATACAGTGCCGTAGAAGTTTCCTAACAACTAATTGATATCTATCAGACTCGCCGAAGTTACATGCAGTATGAATATATCCCGCGTCCATATGATACCATTTCCCATCTGGCATCAGTTTATGCATAACCTCGTCTGAAAGATTTATAAGGTACGACATCTCGGATGCAATGGTTAAATGATATCTATCATCGATATCAGCATGTGATAGGTATGATTGTCCTGGCGAAAGTTTAATAATCCTAGCCTCACCTATTTCAATATCATTTAAAGAACATATTATATTTTCCCAAACCGTATTGATAAATTTAGGTTTACATTTCCACGGATCATAAAAGAAATTTCCAGTGGGTTCGTTAATAACGGTTTTAGAATCTATAACAGGCAAGTTATTATTTGCTTGCAGTAAGTCATCTGGTGTTACGCTATATTTTGTAGGTGTTATCATTCTGGCATATATATTCATGAGGAACTTTAGTATTTAGTTTAATTAGTTAGGAAATTTTTAATGAGTGGATGTGATAGTAAAACATTTTGTATGCATCCTTTTACAGGACTCGCAACAAGGGAAGACGGCGCGGTTAAGGTGTGTTGTAGAAGTGCTCCTATTGGGTTTATTCAAAAAGAATCTCTTGAGAAGATTTGGAATAATTCTATGATGTTGAAAGTTCGTAAACAAGTATTAAACAATGAGCGACCCGAGGTATGTAAACCATGTTTCGACTTAGAAGACCAAGGTGTCGAGAGTTTGCGTCAAAGACATATTAAGAACACTATTCCAGAATCTAGAGTTAACCTATACCCAGAAGCACTTGATAAACTAAATGATGATTACACAATGGCATTTGAACTGCCTACGATGGAAATTAAACTTAACAATCTATGCAATCTGAAATGTAGAATGTGTAACCCATTAGACAGCACTAGTTGGAAAGACTGGGATCAGGTTACAGAATTCTACGCAAAGGACAGGAATATACTAATACCCATTGTAGAGTCGTTAGTAGATACTCCAGGAAAATATATTGGTGAGTTTGACGACACTGATAATTGGTGGAAAAGTTTTGAAAAATTATTACCACACTTCAGGCGAGTAGAATTTGCTGGAGGGGAACCTCTTATGGATCCACAGCATTACAAGATACTTGATATGCTTAAACCATATGCTCATCAGATTGAGTTGAAGTATGCTACTAATGGAACAACATTAGGTATTAGCAAGGGTAGGACTATTCATGAGTACTGGCCGCATTTTAAGCAGATCGCGGTTAATGTTAGTATTGACGGTATACATGACGTCTACGAATATGTTCGGGGTAACGGTAAGTTTAGCACTATAGAATCTAACATCGAGGTGTTTAAATCTTTTCCAAATGTGAGTAGAGTTGTTGGTGCATTCACAGTACAGTCAAACAATATATTACAGATAGACAAGGTTATCGATTATTTCATAAACAAATTGGGCATTGTATTTTATTCTCACAGAGTTAGTTATCCTTTAGCATTAAGTGCGCAAGTAATACCGCCAGATCTGAAGGAAGGTGTTATAGAACGCTTAGAAGAAATGAAACTAGAGATATTAGATTATCCTCGCATTCAAGAAAATAAGTTGTTGGAAACTGTAACTAGGCAACAGATTCAAGATAATATAAATTTCTTGAAGGCAAAGTGTATGTATGATTCGCATTGGCAAGACTGTATAGATTTTAATATGAAATTAGATAAGACTAGAAATCAAAGTTTATTGCAGGTAATACCAGAATTCAAGCCCTATGTATGAATCTATATGCTTAGAAGGAGATACTGAAGTTGCTAATACGATTAGCAAGTTTTACTCAGGGGATAGCGAAAAGATATTTAATAAAAATATTTCTATTATCCCAGATTGGTATTGGTATGATGTACCAATTTCATATGAATTCAACTCTAAGGGTTATAGGATGCCTCAGTTTGACGAAGTTAACTGGGATAATTATTTTATTGCTTTGGGGTGTAGTAATTCTGTTGGAGTTGGATTGCCTTTAGGGGTAACATATACTGGATTATTGAGTGATGAACTGAATATTGATTGTGTTAACTTAGGATTATCTGGGGCGAGTAATGATTTTATCACTATGAACTTCATACATAGTATAGACAAACTGCCAAAGAAACCCAAATTCGTAGTAGTTAACTGGACTAAACCATATAGGTTTATGTGGTTCAAAAGAACACTTGATATAGAATGGATATATAATTGGGTTCCAAGTGTATCCGCATGGGGTAAGAATAAAGTACCGGATTTCTGTAGGCATGAAGATTATGTCAGCAGATCTTATGCTAATTTGTCTAATCACGATTTAACTTATCACAATATAAATTCATGGAAGTATAAGCGAAAGTCTATTCAGTTAATTTGTTCTGCATTAGGAGTGGGTTATGTAGACTTCAGTATGTTTTCGGATTTTTCTGAATACTGCGAGTATATATCAATTGATAATTTCGATGTGAATTCTTATTGGGCTCGAGATATTCAGACCGCAAACTTAATAGATCCAACTAAATGCAATGGACATGTTGGTAGGTATCATCATAAACTAGCATACGAATATACGATAAATCAATTATGATTAACATAGTAGATAAAGTTGAAATACCATACGATCCTTCTTGGGGTAATATTGCAATAAGCATGTCAGGAGGAGCAGACAGCACTATACTTGCATATCTACTATGCGATATGATTAAACAAAACGATAACTCTACAGCAGTTCATGTGATCAATCATGTTAGAATGTGGCAAACGCGCCCATGGCAAGAGTATGACGCACTGAGAATATATGAAGTACTATGCGAAATGTTTCCACAAATTATATTTCATCGACATGTTAATTTTATACCTCCAGACCTAGAATATGGTGTTTCTGGACCAACTATAAAAGATGCATATGGTAGAACTGTATCAGGAGACAACATTGCAAAACGCTCATTTGCAGAATATGTATGTAAGAAGTTTTCTGTAGACTGTCATTACAATGGAGTTACTAAGAATCCTCCAGTTCAGATTCGAGGTGCTATGACCGAGCGAGAACTCACTAAAAATGAATCTAACACACATTTAGAATTTACTACTCATATGGGAATATTTGTTAGTCATCCATTGCGGTTTGTAGATAAATCTTGGGTGTACCGACAGTATAGGGACAACGGTCTATTAGAACTATTTGAGCAGACAAGAAGTTGCGAAGGTGAGTTTGACGGATTAGACTATAAGTCATATGGACCATATCAACCAGTCCCAGTATGCGGTAAGTGTTTCTGGTGTGTAGAAAGAGAATGGTCTATTAAAAATGCATAGCGTTCGTAATAGATGGTATAAGGAAAATACCGTAAAGGTAGAATGGAACATAGGCAAGCGATGTAACTACGACTGCTCATATTGTCCTGCCGAGATACATGACAACCATAGTAAGAGCACACCTATAGATGAACTAATATCAGCGGCAGACCAGTTGCTTCAGATAAACAAGCATATGAGGATTAGTTTCACGGGTGGAGAACCATGTGTCAATAAAGGTCTACCGCAGTTAATAGAATATATTAAGTTGAACGGAGTAAGTTTCGTAAGTGTCACAACAAATGGTACTATGCCAGCAGATTACTACGCCTGTCAAAGGGTTGATCAGTATGTGTTTAGTGTACATTTTGAATACGACACCGAAAGGGTGTTAGAAACTATACTATCAATAAATGATCTGAACAAATTTCAAATTGTAGTTCATGTTATGGTGTTAGAAGAACAGATAGAGCGTGTGCATAGTGTTGTAGATACACTAGACGTTGCTGGAATTCCATATGTGCTAAGGCGAATCCGTTGGAACAGTGGTTTAAGCAGAGATGACTTTGATGACTCTCGATATGAAACCAAAACAATACAGTGGATGGTTAACAGCGCTGCGACAGTTAAACCCAATTGTATTGTAGATGACACAACTTTAATACATGCAAACGATGTATTGAAAACAAATACTAATCAATTCCAAGGGTGGTCATGTAACGCAGGAATAGAAAGTTTGATGATAGATCAGGATGGAGAAGTGTACAGAGCAACTTGTAGAGTAGGTGGTAGATTAGGAAACATATATAATGAGAAGTTTACTATACCGAATGAATGGATAACATGCACTAGAACGTTCTGCACATGTGAATCCGATATACCATTAACAAAATGCAAATAGACAATTTAGACACAAGGAAATATAAGAGATTCTTTGCATTTGGATGCAGTTTCACTTGGTACTACTGGCCGACGTGGGCAGACATCATCGGAAGAGAGATACCCTACTATGAAAATTGGGGACGCGGCGGAGCAGGAAACCAGTTCATATTTAATTCATTAATAGAATGTAACTTGCGGAATAAGTTCACAGAAGATGATCTGGTTATAGTAATGTGGACTAGTTGTTCTAGAGAAGATAGATACGTTGATAATGATTGGTTATTATCTGCAACGGAAAATCGTAAATCTGTATATGGTAATACATGGATGCGAAGGTTTGCTAATCAAGACAAGGGTTTGATGATACGCGATTTTGCATCCATACAATCAACACAAACCTTATTAGATTCGTTTAATGTAGACTGGGTTAATTTAAATAGTCTACCTCTGATAAGATTTGATATAGATCGAGCAGAAAGAGATATCAAGAATGGTATTGCTTCTATAAACGACCTAGAAACTCGCTGGGCAGATCAGCAACAACACTTGCATGAAAATAATGGATACTTTGATGAATACCTAAAAGGTAAATCTGTAGTAGAGTTATATAAAGATATATTTCCCAATATCAAAGAGTCTCTGTATAGAACAATACTTAATAACAAAAAGAGACCCAACTTCGGAGATCTACATCCAACACCAATCGAATCCCTAAATTATTTGAATAAAGTAATACCTAATAATTTAAAGTCGAATGAATATGTCAACGGTTGGAATGATATGGTTTTGATGATAGAAATTGTAAATCAAATGCCAGAAAAATTTGTTAGGAAACTCCCATTCAGGTTTTAGACTTAGAAATATGTGTATCTGGTTGACATGAACAATTTATCCTAGGGCATGTAATACTATCTAGTTTAAACATAGACATATCGAATTCATCGATGAAGTCCTCTGAGAAAATGTTTAGATTAGACCCTTTGAACAACTGTTCTTGACACGACCCCTTTACCGATCCATCATAACTGATAACTAGGTTTTCCTTTGCTACATCACATTTCCATCCATGGAAAAAGTTCCATCTACCGTTAATATGAGTTTCTGGGCGACAAGAAACTGCTGATCCATCGTCAAATATAGCAACGCTCTTTACAACGCTCAATACATCCATTCGAGGTAATATCCATTCTCCAGGAGGTATACGTTTGAGTGAGGGGTTAATGTATGCAAGTTGATCGGGAGTGTATGAATTGATATCTTTACCAGGAGACTCTACAACACTTTTTGCTTCAACAATCCACAGTTCTTTACTCCTTAGCATCTTGTTAATAAGACCGACACATTTATCCCAAGCGGTCGCATCCATCAACATTATAGAATTAATAATAACACCTTTACGATACAACATGTCAGCAACACTTATGAAGTGTTCTATGTTCACGAATTCATGATGACAACTTAACACTGCTTTGTCTATGTGTTCAGAATTTTCTTCCCACCAACGAAGAGTCCTAGATCCGTTGGAAGTTACTTGGATTCTGACATCATGTTGTTCTTTGATCTCTCGACAGAACTGCCCGAGGTGAGGCCACATTGTAGGTTCACCCCCTCCTACTAAATTTATCAGATATGTATTTTTACCAAACTTCTCATTATATACATCAAACAATCTGCGAAAGTTTTTTATCACAGTGTCAATATTCTTTGGATACCTATACACTGCATCTTTAGAACCCGGAAAGCAATATCCACAATCATAGTTACATATATCAGTTGGCCAGAATCTAATATCAAGAACATTAGATTCTTGGGTATTGACGATTCGTATTATTTTATTTTTATTCATATATCAAATGAGCAAGCTCTGGAAATATTTCTATAAATTTAGTATTACGGATACCATCCATCTTAGTAACATACTCTGAGAAAGCGCTGAGTTCTTTGCTATTATCTAAACCGTCCATAAAATCTAGTATTGCTTGCCAGCGCTTCCATCCATATGGATTAGTTTCCCAGAAGTTCTCATCAGTCCTATAGTTTACATATAACCATTCTTTAAATTCTGCAAATATTCTATGAACTTCCTCTTTATCTTTCTTAGGTAGCGTTGTAATACTTAACCAAGTTGGGATATATAACAAATGCATATTAAATATGCCTCCACCCGCTTCGGTATCGTTATATACATTCTGCAGATTCACTTTAGTAAACCCTTGTGTTATTTTCCATTTAGCAAACTCAGGTAAATGTTTAATATTCATTATCTGTATGGCGGTTGCAATACTAACATGAATATTATCTGGGGTATTATCCAATTTATGTAAGTTACGCACAATAGTATCCCAATTACTAGGATACCTGATGTATGCGTTCCTATCGGTGAGTGCATCAACACTAAATCCTATCTTAACTTGCTTGAAATTTTTCCACAAATCAATAATATCATCATTCAATAGTAGTCCGTTGGTGTTATATCGCAATTGGATTTTATCATGATATCCTTGTCTGATAATTTCTTCAACAAATTTTCTATGCTCTTTAATCATTAGGGGTTCTCCCCCTGCGAAATACACTTGCTTCAAATTAGGTATCTGAGCATACATTTCTTTCCAGAAGTCAGGGTTCTCATACCATGAGTTATTGAATTTAGTTGAGTCCCATGCCATCTGTTTGCGTAAAGATTCATGACTCAGTATCGGGATTAACTTTTTATGATCTGCGACCCATCTACTGCTATCATGGGGACTACACATAATACATTTTATGTTACATGTATGCCCAAGTCGTAGGTCTAAATACGCAAGTTTTTCTGGTACAGTTCCATCCCCTTCGGTATCATCTACAAGTTTTCCAATATCATAACCATCTTCCATCCAAGTTCCGGTCTCCCATATTCGTTTACTAACAACATGTTTAGATTCTTCTGCGAAACACTTAGTACATGAAGCTGGAATTTCTCCAGATAACATAGTGGTGCGCACGCTTTTCATATAATCATTATTCCACGCACTCATTGGAGTTTCTCTACCAAAATTTGCTGGAGAACCAGTTTCATTCTTCACCAACCCAATTGTATGATCTTCCCCGGCACCACTGCTATTGCTATTACAACATAGGCGCATATCACCATTAGGACGAGTTGCAAAGTGCATCCAAGGCAAAATACAGAAAGTATCAGATCCAGTTATATCAGATATCTTTTTTTGATATCTACCAATGGTGCTATCTTCGGGTTGTATCCAATGTACTTTATTCATTTAATCTTTGTGTCCAATAATCATATATCTATTGTATAGTGGTAAAGGTAGTTCTCCAGCATATGTGATAGAACCTAAGTTGCTTTGATGTGTAAATTCTTCTAACGACCTCGATATCCTTACATGCTCTTTTATCTCGTAGTTATTACTTTGCAGTACAACTAGGGCATCGCCAGGGATTTTATCTAACCAGCTGTCGTATTGATCTTGTGTTATGTGCTCGCATGAGGTATTTATTGCGACATCTGCAAGAGAATAAATACTACACATATCAGAGGTTATTGCTTGGAACATCCCTTTACTATACTCGACACGGTTAATTTCTTCTGCTGTGCGTTTACAAGTGGGGTCGATATCAATGCTACGGATGCTTGTTATATCGAAATCACTTTGAAACAACATACTGGATAATATGCCCGTCCAACCTCCAAAGATATCAATGGAGATATCCTCTTGTTTATTTAAAATGTCTGTCAGTTTGTTAACAACCCATTCTTTACTGGATACTTGTCCACGCCACATCGAATCCATAACCCTAGTTGGATCATCTGATGTTCGGATTGCATGTATCCAATAATGTAAGTGTTCTAAGTCTATTCTCATAATTATGACCCTGCTGAATCAATAAATATTATACTACATAATTATATAGTGAGATTTTAAATATTATAAATATACATGTATAGAATAAACAATTCGGAGATTTTATGGCAGTTTATGCTAACCTATTCATGGATCAGGGAACTGATTTCAGAACTACTATCAACCTTGAAGGTGGCACAGGCTCGGCGTTTGATATTACAGATTATGATATACTTGCTCAAATGAGAAAAAGTTATTCTTCGAATAAATCTTACGATTTCGAAGCTAACGTTAATGACGGGGAAAACGGCGTTGCTATTTTAGAAATGACCGCAGCAACGACTAACGCTATCAAGCCAGGTCGTTATGTATATGATGTTCAGGTTAAATCACCTCAGGGAGTCTATTATAGAGTCGTTGAAGGTCAAATTGAAGTTAGTCCTGCTGTAAGTAGACCTAATGTTAGTGTATCTGGCACAGTCATAATCGACGGTGGCGCTGCAGATACCGATTATTCTGCAGCTTCTGGCGTTTTTGACGGCGGTGGTTCGTAAAACTATTATAAATAAATAGAGGTATATAAAAAAATGGCAGATAGAATTGTCGCTAAGGTTATAACTAACCCAACAGTCACCGCAAAAACTTTTACTCCTAGGAACCTTCAGGCGACTAGCATAGGTATTAGCGGTGGTATCGCGATGGCAGATTTATCGGATGTGGTGATACCAGATTCTCAAAGATTAACTGGTGCATTGATGACATACGATGCTGAAAGAGGCGGATTTGTTGTTCTATCAGAAATTTCAAGTCCTAACTTAAAACTAAATGGAGGTGCATTGTAAAATGGCCGGAACAGTAATTAAATTAAAAAGTAGTCCCCAGTCGGGCGGCTCATCAGCACCATTAGATAATACGCTTGAGGTAGCAGAACCGGCGTATACATTCTCCAATGGTATTTTATGGTTAGGACAAGACGACGGTGGAGGACTTGGTGGGACAACTTCTGTTCAAATCGGTGGTTCTTACTTTACTACTAAACTAGACCACAACCTAGGCGTACTGACCGCAAGTTCTGCACTTTTAGTTGACTCTAACAGTCATATTGATAAAGTCATTGCTGGTGCTCTACAGTTAACTACATCGGGTGGTGCTGGTCAGATTGTTAGCAGCATTGCGACAACCATAGACGGAACATCTTCAGATACACAATTGGTTACTGCTCTTGCAGTCAAATCATTTGTTCAAGCTGAAACATCTAGTATTGAACTTGGTGAGATATCTAATGTAACTCTGGGAACTCTCGCAGCAGGTAACGTACTAGTATACAACTCTGCTTCGGGTGAGTGGATTAACCGCGCCCTAAGTGGTGATGTTACTATCAATGCATCTGGTGTTGCTGATATCAGTGCATCTGGTGTTAGTGCTGGTAATTATGGTTCTGCAACTGCAATTCCAATATTTACAGTTGCAGCAGATGGTCGTATCACAAGTGCTGGTACTGCAAACATTGCAACAACTCTGACAATTACTGGTGATGATGCAATCACACAGGGTATTGATCTATTAACCGAAACGCTCACTTTAACTGGCGGCACGGGCCTTACCACTGTAACAACAAGTAATAGAATTACTGTAAACCTTGACGATACCGCTGTAACTGCGGGTACATACGGTTCTACTGCTGCAATTCCTCAAATTACTATTGATGCTCAAGGTCGTATTACAAGTGCAACCACTCTTAGTGTTGCTACTGTACTTGATATTGCTGGCGACTTTGGTACAGACTCTGTTAACCTATTGGATGACACTTTCACCATTTCTGGTGGAACTGGTCTAACCACTACTGCAACTGATAATGCACTTACAATTGTACTAGATGATACTGCTGTAGCCGCTGGTTCATACGGTTCTGCTACAGTTATTCCAGTACTAACTGTTGATGCTCAAGGTCGTATCACAGGTGCAACTACACAAACAGTTTCTACCAATGTAACCGTTGCAGGTGACACTGGAACTGGTAATATTGCAACCGGATCTACACTAACTGTTGCGGGTGGAACAGCTTTAACCTCAGTATTCTCTGCGGGTACTGTTACTGTAACACTAGATGATACTGCTGTAACTGCCGGTGCATATGGTTCTGCAACTACAATTCCTCAGTTCACAGTTGATGCGCAAGGTCGTATTACTGCTGCTGGAACTGTTGCGATTAACGCAAATTCATTCGGAACTGTTTCTGTAATCGATGCAGACTCTGGATTTAGTTGGTCTGATAACGGCACTGCTGTCTCTGCTGCTAATGCCGCGACTCTAACATTCGTATCTGGGTATGGCGTAAACGTTGATGTAGACTCAGCATCAGATGCAATTCGCTTCAATAACACTGGTGTTACTAGTGCCACAGCTGGTACATACATCACGGTTGATGCATCAACTGGTGATATCACAATCGGCACAAACGCGACTGCTGCTAATACAGTAAGTACTCTAGTTGCTCGTGACGGTTCTGGTGACTTTGCTGCTAATAAAGCAACACTGAACGAATTACAAGTTGATAATATTAATATCAATGGTAATGTAATTTCTAGTACTGTTACTAACGAAAACATTCAGATCTCACCTAATGGCACGGGTATTGTCGAAATTACGGCAGAAACCAACATCACAGGCAATGTCGTAATTGCTGGTGACTTTACTGTCAATGGTCAAACTACTACAATTAATGTTCAACAACTAGTTGTTGAAGATCCCATCATTTACCTATCTAGTGCCGCCGCAGGCAATGCTGTAGACATTGGTTTTGTAGGTAACTACAATGATGGTACATATGCACACACTGGTTTGGTTCGTCATGCTGCAGATGGTGTATACTACCTATTTGATGGATATACTCCTGACATTGATGTCGACGGTAACATACTTGACATAAATCATGCATCGTTAAATATTGCTTCTTTGCAGGCAAACGTCGTAGGTGCTTTGATTGGTACTGCTGAGACTGCTACTAAACTTCTAACCACAAGATCAATATCGTTAACTGGTGATGTCGTTGGTACGCTGACATTTGATGGTAGTGCCGATGTTAGTATGACTGCAACTATCCAGGCCAACTCTGTTGCTCTGGGTACTGATACTACTGGTAACTATGTTGCAACTCTAGCAAGTGCAAACGGTGGTCTAATAGTAACTGGTTCTGGATCAGAAACTGCTGGTGTTACAATCGAACTAGATGTAACAGATAGTCTTTTTGTTGAAGGTGTTCAAGATGCTGCTGGTGCATTGTTCTCCAATGGTACACAAAGTCATATCAGCATTACATACGACGACGCAAACAATGCTATCAATGCATCTGTTCCAGTCGCAACAACTTCTGTTAAGGGTGTTGCTTCTTTCAGTGCTGACAACTTTGCAGTAACTTCTGGTGTAGTTACTATCACGGTTATCGATGGAGGAACATTCTAAAGTTCTTTTAAATCTTATATATATTATGTAATGTTAAAATATAACTCCCCTCTTTAGGGGAGTTTAACAACCAAAGGTCTTTACCTAATGACAACGAAAATTATACACAAGAAGTCTTCCGTCTCTGGAAAGGCTCCTCTTGCAGGTCAACTCGATTATGGTGAGTTGGCAGTTAACACATACGATGGTGTAATTTATCTTAAACGCAATCAAGGCGTTGATGATGAATTAATTACAATTGCTCCGGTATCTGAAGATACTCTAGAAATTGACACCACCGGATTTTCGAACTCGTTAGGTTCCACACTGGCAGAGGTCTTAGAAGACCTAGACTCTGCTATCACTTCTGCCGCAGTTGGTGGGGTTTCGGTAAACCCAAATACCATTCTAGGCGCAGGCACAGTCGCAAGCCCATTTACAGTAACACTAGATTCCGTCCTAGCAGGCGGAGGTGCTTCTGCGCGTAATCTTGAGGTGAATAACCTTGTTGTAAACGGGCAGTTCAGTGGTTCTGATATATCTGCAACAGAACTAGAAGGGTCTACACTTTCTGACATTATTGCGTTATCAATTGCATTGGGATAAATCATGGCAAATACATTTAAATTAAAAACATTCGACGGATCATCTTCTGCATCAGATACTGCGATGACAGTATATACTTCTCCGGCAAGTACTAGTGCAGTTATTATTGGTTTAACTATAAGTAACACTTTGTCTACATTGGTTTTTATCAATGTTAAGATAAACAATGCAGACGGAGATAATGCATTTCTAGTAAAGAATGCTCCTATCCCTCAGGGTGGATCCATTGAGATTATGAATGGTAATAAAATCGTCCTAGAGACAGGTGATGCAATAGAAGTGTATTCAAACAATGCAAACTCAGTAGATACAATCGTTAGTGTAATGGAGCAATCATAATATGGCACAGTATATTGGTAATTCACCAGAAACAATTCTCTTAAAAACTAAGAGAGATACTTACACTTACACATCCACTGCGGGGCAGACAGTATTTTCTGGTACTGATAATGATTCTAAACTATTTGTATCCCTAGAGCGTTCACAAGTATTGGTATACTTGAATGGACTTCTATTAGAACCAAATTCATACACAGTAGGTTCTACTTCAGTCGTATTAGATACTGGTGTTGCAAGCGGCGTAGAAGTTGTAATTTTTACTGAAATTGAGTCTGCACTTGTAAACTCACCAACTCGAGTTGAAGTCAATACTTTAATTAGTACTGCAATTGCCGCTGTTGCTACAGAGTTGAACGACTTAACCGATGTAGACTTAACCACCACACCCCCGACAGATGGTCAGGCACTTATCTGGGATAACGCAACTTCTACTTGGATTCCAGGTGATAGTTTTAGTCAAACAGATTTCGACTCTGCGTTTACCTTTAAAGATACTGACGACCTGAGTGAAGGTACTACAAACCTATACTATACAGATGCACGAGTGGATGCAAGAGTAACCGCGCTTGACCTTGCAACTGAAACATATGTAGACAGTACAGTTAGCACAGCAGTGTCTAACCTAGTTTCTAGTGCTCCTGCTGCATTAGATACATTGAACGAACTTGCTCAGGCACTTGGTGATGATGCTAACTTTAGCACAACAATTACCAACTCCATTGCTACTAAGTTATCGACTGCTGATTTTACATCAACTGCTGATACTTGGATTGGTACTAAAGATACTGACGATCTAAGTGAAGGTACTACAAACCTATACTACACAGCAGCACGCTCAAGAGGTGCTATCAGCGCAACTGGTGATCTAACATACAACTCTGCTACTGGTGAGTTGGGTGTTACTACTTACAAAACTTCTGATTTTAATACTGACCTTGCTTCTAGCGATACTGACGATCTGAGTGAAGGTTTAACTAATCTATATTACACAGATGCGCGAGTTGGTACATACTTAACAACTAACGATTATGCAACAGAGTCCTTTGTAACATCTGCTGTTGCGGCAAAGGATAATACTGATGAAATATCCGAAGGTTTAACTAATCTATATTACACAGATGCAAGAGTTGGTATATATTTAAATGCCAACTCATTTGCGACTGAAACATATGTAAATAATACAATCTCTGCAAAGGATAGTGATGACTTTGCCGAAGGTTCTACGAACCTATATTACACAGATGCAAGAGTTGGCTCATATTTAAATGCAAATTCATTTGCTACCGAAACATATGTAAATAATACAATCTCTGCAAAGGATAGTGATGACTTTGCCGAAGGTCTTACGAACCTATATTACACAGATGCGCGAGTTGGCTCATATTTAAATGCCAATTTATTTGCGACTGAAACATATGTAAATAATACAATCTCTGCAAAGGATAGTGATGACTTTGCTGAAGGTGCTACTAACTTATACTTCACCCAAGCAAGGGTTTCGTCATACCTAGATGTTAACGGATTTAATCCGACTGATGAAATTAGTATCACTGATCTTGGTATCACTGATGGCGTTGTCGGACAAGTATTGACAACTGATGGTGCTGGTAACTTCACATTCGAAGATGGTGCTACACCTACTACAGTGTCTGGAACTGCTCCAAGTTCACCAGAACAAGGCGACTTGTGGTTTGATAATGTAACGACTGGTCAACTGTACACATATGTTGGAACATCGTGGTTATCAACTGCCGGACTAACAACATTAGAGTATTCTAGTGTTGGTGACCTATCTGATGTGGATTTAACGGTTGCTCCAGTTACCGGACAGGCCTTGGTGTGGGATGGATCTAAGTTCATTCCAGGCGACTCATTCAGTCAGACCGACTTTGACAATGCATTTACTGCCAAGGACACAGACGACCTATCAGAAGGGTCAACAAACCTCTACTATACAGATGCTCGTGCGGATGCTAGAATCGCCGTTGCATCTAGTAACTATGCTACCGCCGCTCAGGGTGCTTTGGCAGACACTGCATTGCAAGCCGCAGACCTTACTGGGTATGCCACAGAAACATATGTCGGCACAGCGATATCTAATTTAATCGACACTGCTCCAACAACGTTAGACACATTGAATGAACTTGCAGCTGCACTAGGTGATGATCCTAATTTTGCAACGACTGTCGCCACTTCAATTGGTACTAAGTTGGCGACTGCTGATTTTACATCAACTGCTGATACTTGGATTGGTACTAAAGATACTGACGCTCTAAGTGAAGGTTCTACGAATCTATATTACACAGATGCAAGAGTTAGTTCTTATCTGACAACTAATACTTATGCAACCGAGTCATATGTAACAACCGCTATTTCTGGCAAGGCGGATAGTTCATCGCTTGCAACAGTTGCAACTACGGGTGAATATAGTGATCTATTAAACCAACCGTCTATTCCATCAGTATTGACTGACATTGGAATCGTCGACGGTACAATTGGTCAGATCCTCACTACAGATGGCGCTGGCGGATTCATATTCGAAGATGCTGCTGAACCTCTAGTAGTTTCAGGTACTGCACCAGCATCACCTTCAGAAGGCGCATTATGGTTTGATAATGTAAATACTGGGCAACTATATGCATATGTCGGAACCTCTTGGTTATCAACTGCAGGACTAACAACATTAGAGTATTCTTCAGTCGGCGATCTATCTGATGTGGATTTAACAGTTGCTCCAACGGATGGTCAGACACTGATATGGGATAACGCCAATAGTAAGTTCATTGCTGGTACTATTGAAGGTTATACAGTATTAGACTTTAATACTGACCTTGCCGCTTCTGATACTGATGATTTGTCTGAAGGTTCTACAAACCTCTATTACACAGATGCAAGAGCAACTGCTGCGTCACGTTCTGCAATTAGCGCTGGTGGTGATCTCTCATATGATTCTGCAACTGGTGTTATCAGTTTTACTCAGGTGCCTGAAACAACTACATCACTGGCATTTGTTGGAACTACATTAACATTTACTGATGAGACAGGAACACCAAACAATATTGATCTGTCATCACTACTTGATGACACAAATACTATCACTTCTGTTAATAGTCAAACTGGTGCTGTTGTATTAGATACTGATGATATCGGCGAAGGTACTACTAACCTTTACTACACCGATGCAAGAGCACAAGCCGCAATCACTGGTGGTACTGGTGTAACAGTTACTGGTGGATCAGTTGCGATTGGTCAAGATGTATCCACTACTGCTGATGTAACTTTCAATGATGTTGATGTGAACGGGAATGTCACTATAGACGGAGACTTAACTGTATCCGGTACAACTGTTACTATCAACGCAACTAACTTGGCTGTTGAAGATAACATGATCTACTTAAATAGTGGATCTGCTGTTGCTAACCCAGATTTGGGTATTGCGGGTAACTACAATGATGGAACATATGCTCATGCGGGTGTATTCCGAGATGCAACAGACGGTGTGTGGAAGTTCTATGATGGATACACTCCGGAACCAGACGCTTCTGCTTTTATTGATACCACACATGCATCATTTAATCTAGCATCTGTCGAGGCTGGATCATTTATTGGTGATCTAACTGGCAATGTGACTGGAACTGTTTCTAGTCTGTCTAATCATACAACATCAACACTTTCTGAAGGTTCTAATCTATACTATACAGATTCTCGTGCTAGAGGTGCAATCTCTGTATCTGGTGATCTTTCATATGATTCTGCAACTGGTGTTATTTCATATACTACTCCAGATATATCATCTACGACAGTATCAGGCACTGCACCAGTTGCGCCATCTGAAGGCGACTTGTGGTTTGATAATGTAACCACAGGGCAACTCTACACATATGTAGGTTCATCATGGTTGTCCACTGCGGGTATCACGACATTAGAGTTCTCAAGTGTTGGCGATCTTGGTGATGTAGACCTTGTCACCAATGCTCCAACGGATGGTCAGACACTGATATGGGATAGTGTTAATTCTAAGTTTATTCCTGCTGATGTAGCAGTAGACTTTACTGGATATGCGACAGAGACGTTTGTTAATACTTCTATCTCTACTGCATCTAGTAACTACGCTACATCTACTCAAGGTGCATTAGCAGATACTGCATTGCAGACAACAGACCTTACTGGTTACGCTACTGAGACATATGTCGGTACAGCGATATCTAATCTAATAGACTCTGCTCCTGGCGCACTAGACACATTAAATGAACTTGCTGCTGCACTTGGTGATGATGCTAATTTCGCAACTACTACTGCGAACGCAATTAGTCTAAAAGCTAACTCTGCTGATCTAGGTACTGCTGCGGTACAAGATGTTGGCTACTTTGCAACTGCTGCCCAAGGCACGCTTGCCGGCACTGCACTACAGTCAGTCGCATTCGCTGATCTTACATCTACACCAACGACTCTCGCTGGTTACGGTATCACGGATTCGTTCTTTGATGGTGCTTATGGAAGTTTAACTGGTGCTCCTACCATTCCATCAGTATTAACTGATCTGGCTATTACTGATGGCACTGTCGGGCAGGTTCTAACCACAGATGGTGCTGGCACATTTACTTTTGAAGATGCTGCGGCGCCATATGGCGATTCAGAAGTCGGAACTTACTTGTCCACCAATGGGTTTGATACTGCTGCAAACATTGTAGCATCTATTGTAGATACCGCTCCTGGAACCTTAGATACT